ACCCCCACCACCCCCGAGCAGGCCCGCGCCGAGCAGGAGGTGCGCGAATGAGCCGCATACCCCCTATCAAGCCGGGGCTGGTGCTGTGGGACACCGCCACCGAGCAGTTCGGAATGGTCATTAAGCGCTACTACCACCTCCAGCACCAGCAAGAGGTCGTAGAAATCCTGTGGCAGAGCGGGGAGGAGTCCGGCATGTTCCTTTCTTGGTTCAAGGATGACGGCTGTGAAATTGACTTCGCGGGTCGCCTGAAACTGGAAAGCACCAGCCGCTTTGCCAACGGCAAAAACTACCGCTGGCTGGCCGTGTACAACAACGGCTTTCAGGCCGTCACCCTCTCGGTCCTGCAATCCATCCGGCATGACCACGAGCTAGCCACCGCCCCCGCTGCTGAGAAGCATCTGGCGGCATGGAAGGCAAAGTTTGCCCACAAAGTGCCACAGGTGGAGCCGTGACCCCGCTCCCCACCCGCCTTGCCGACCTGTTCGCCCTTTCCTGGCCCGGCCTGCTCGTCTATCAGGACCACCGGGGAGAGGTGGAGCGCGTCGAACTCACCGCCGGGGGAGAGGTCCTTGACACCTACACCCCCGCCGAACTCACCGCAGGCCACACCCTCGGCCTGTATGAGCAACTGCACGCCCAGGCCACCCGCAACGGCCTGCGCGTCACGCTGGACTCGGACCCGGAGCGGCACCGGGACCATCGGCACACGGTGACGCTGAGCCGGGGCCGCACCAAACGGCCAGGAGAGGGGCCGGACCCCCTGACGGCGTTTACCCGGGCGGCGATGAGCTGGCAGGAGGCCCACCGCCAGCGCCCGAGCCTGAGAGAGCGCCTGCGCTGGGCATGGCAGGATGCGAGACAGGACCGGAGAGAGAGGAGGGCAGTGTGACCCGGAGAGAGGGCGAATCCCGCCGAGAGAGCATCTACTACACCGAGCGGTGGATGGGCGAGAACGTGGACCGGGCGCTGGAAATGCAGGGGTGCAAGACCGACCAGCAGAAAAGCGCCATGCGGGGCCGATGGCTCGCCGCTGCCGCCGCCGGGGTCATCGAGGCCGGACGCCTGCGCGACACGCCACCCGAACACGCCGACGGATTGCTCCTCCTCTCCCCTCCCGAGGACGTGCGGCAAGAGGAGCTGAACTGGGGGCCTGCTGTCAGCAAAGCGCCGTCAGTGGCAGTGACAGAAGAGGTGCCATCCCCGCCGAGAGAGGCAAGGCACAAGCCGAGCGTGTGGTGAGTGCAACAAAAAAGCCCCCCGTCCGGCACAGGCCAGAGCGGGGGGCTTTTGGTGTTGACTCAGCTCAGCGTCAGGCGCCGCTCCTTGCCAGTGCGCGTGACAATCCACCCGGCAGCCTCGGCAGCGGTCAGGGTGCGCTGTATGCGACGGGGACTCTCGCCCAGCTCGGTGGACAGCGTATTGACGGTTAGGGCGTCAGGCGATTGCAGCACGAGGCGCAGCACCAGGGCAGTGAGTTCGGGAATATCGCGGTCGGTCAGGCGGGGGTGGCGTGGCATACTTGGATTCTCCTGCTGCTCTCCGGTGGGAGTGGATTGAAAAGCCCCCGGCCTCGTCTCATGGCCGGGGGGCTTGCTTGATTAGAGGTATTCCGGCTTTGCCGTTGCCTGGTCGGGCAGGCCATCAAGCTCATGGTTTACGGCTAGTACAATGTCCGTCTTATTTTCGGTGCCGGGGTGCTGAGCGTACAGCTTGGCGGCAGCGTCCTTTTGGTCCTTCGCCTCAACGTCGCCCAGTTCGTAGCCGCTGAATTTGTCGATGAGTAGGTACTTCTGCATGTTTTTCTCCTGCCCGGATTGTGGCTCCGGGCGAGCCTGATGGGGCTTACAGTTTGGCGACGGCGGCGAGGGCGGGGTCGGGCCACTCAAAGCTGCTGATGCCATATTTCGCCGCTTCGGCGCGTGCCTGCTTGACCAGCTCGCCGTACATCGTCATGGCTTCTTCCCGGGTGGGCTTGGCGTTCACGATGGGGGTGCTGATCTCCTTTTGCCAGTCCGACAGGCCGTCGAACTGGTAACCATCGGCCTTGAGTTGATCTTTGATTTGGTAGCCGCCGCTGATGCTGACGGTGGCACTCAGGCTGCCGTTTTTGGCCTTGGTGTCGTGGGTGCTGATCATCATCTCGTACTCTCCTAGGCTCAGGCCCGTGCGCTTTCTGCGTCTTCCGGGGTCTCTCCCTTGCCTGAAATAAGGATACTTCCTCCCCTGTATTCTGTCAACAGTTGTCGGAATAGGAACAGAGAGATGCCCCCCGCTCTGGCCTCACGGCTGGGGCGGGGGCATCTTGTCGGCAGCGCCGAAATGGTCAGCGCCACGTCGGGGGGAGCGGGTGCGCCTAGAAGTCCTCGCCGTCATGCTGCGTTTCGTATACGTCGCGCTCACTGGCCGGGCGCAGCGGGCGGGGGTCGGCCAGCACGACAGGCTCAGCCGGGTCCGCCTTCCAGGGCGAGGGCGACTGCACCACCGGGGCGCGGGCCGTTGCCAGGGCTGCGAGCAGTTCGGGCAACAGGTCCGGGGGCAGCGTGGCAGGCGCGGCCACACCCGAGGCCCGCAGCGCCGCGTTCCGCCGCTCGGCCTGTTGGTTCCAGTAGCCCACCAATCCCGTCGTCGCCGCGCCGAGCAACAGGCCCGCCAGGACACCCGCCCAGGGGCCGTCCTGAATGCCGATGACCGGGGCCACCGCTGCCAGCATCACGCCGCCGAGCACGCCGCCGATGGCCGTAGACAGCGCCATGACCGCCACGCCGCCGAGCAGAGGCGGCACTTCGTCGGCAGGCAGAGGCGGCAGCCCCGCCATGCGCCGCTGCTCATCCACACGGCGCCGCCGCCTGCGCTGGTAGGAGCGCCCCACGTCCCGGACCACCTGAGTCAAGCCGAGGTCAAGGCCCACCATCAGGACCAGAAACAGAAACCCGGCGGGGCCGAGCGCGGAAACGAATCCCAGAAACAGTTCCATCATTTCACCAGTCCTTTCTTGGTGGCGCGTTCATCATCGAACAGGACCACCCGCGCCAGTCCGTCCGGCCCAAGCAGCACCCGCCCCTGCGCGTCCGTCGCCACGCTCGCCCAGCGGTAGGCGTCCTCCTGCACAAGCTGCCCCTTCGGATACGGCACCCGGCAGCGCCCGTACAGGTAGTGGGTGCCGGGCACGGCGTCGGGGGGCGGGGCAGGTGTGGGGCGCTGTTTTGGCGGTGCACCCGCCGCCATCGCGTCCCGCCATTCCGGTTGCCGCACGCCGGGCAGCGGGTCGGTCCACTGGAAGTGCATCCCGTCGCTCCTGCCCCAGCGCCCGCCCCATTCCCAGCCGCATTCCTCGAAGCACTTCACCACGTCCCGGTCAATCTGCATCTGGTTGTGGGGAATGCCGTACCCGTTCCAGCGGGCGTCAAAGTCAATCGCCGCGCCGTAGGCGTGCAGACTCACGGGGTTGCTGTAGTTCCAGAGCATGTGACGGTAGGTGGTGGCTCCGTCATAGGTGCGCAGCCGTCCCGTCAGCCCGCGCCTGTGAAGCTCTGCCCACGTTGCCACGAACACGGGGGCCACCGAGCGGTGAAACGTCACGCCACTGATTTTCGTGCCCGGCACCGCGTAGTCGGGGAAGCCGGGCAACTCCGAGAGGGGAATCTTGACCATGTTGCGGCGGAAGGCGGCGGAAGGCTCGAAGCGACCCTTGCCCGTGCGGGTGCAACCTTGCGTGGGGTCGCCGTAGGCCGCGACAAGCTGCCCCTTGGTGGCCCCGCTAGGACGCGCGGCAATGGCGGCGGCAAAGTCGAAGTTGCTCATTCCGTCCTCCCCGCCCGCCGCGCCAGGATGTAGAGCGACAGGCTCAGCGCAGTCACGCTGGACTGAAAGCGCAAGTCTGAGCCGAGGGCTACGGTCGTCCCGTCCTGGACCGCTTTGATGGCCGGGTGCGGGAAAAACCAGTTCAGCGTGTAATAGGTGATCACGAACAGCCCCGGCAGCCAGCGGATGATGTGGCCCCACTTCGGAAACACCAGCGGCGCGTGCTGGTACGCCAGCCACGCCGAGGCGCCGAGGCTGTAGGCGTAGACAGTCCAGACGAAGAGCGAAAACCAGCTCATGTCAACCTCCCCCGTGCCAGTCGGACAAGCACGAACCGCAGCACCCACAACCACGCGGCGAACAGCCCGGTTTTGAGCGTCGAAACCTGTGGGATGTCCTGCACGCGGTTCCGTAGCACGCTCATGACGCCCGGGACGTCCACTGCCGTGAGCAGCAGGTACAGCACGGTCAGCGCGAGCAGCACCGCGCTCCACCCGCCGACGGTGCCGGGGCATTGGCGACGGCGCAGGCCGTAAGCGGCCCAGGCGACGGCGGCGATACCGCTCCAGACGGCGGCCTGAACGATGACGCTCAGCAAGTCGGATGTATCAGGCGTCATGATTCTCGCCTCCCTGCGAACTGTCGCGCGGTGGGTTGGGGTGCCGCTCCTTTTTGCGCGTGCTCAACGCCGTAATCAGCGCCCCGAGCAGCGAGGAAAGGACGGTCAACAGTTCCTTGTTGAGATCGCCGGTCAGGACGTACCGCGCCATCAGCGCGAGGAACGCCAGGCCGACGATCACGGTCAAAACGCTCAGCGCGTCTAACATATGTGCACCTCACGGAGTCACCTCCTAATCGGGACGGGATAGGGTTTGCCGGACTTCGCGAGCCAGAGCACGGTGCGCCAGTGGGGTTGAGCTGCCCACGCCACGACAGGCCGGGACGCGCTCAGGGTTTCCGTAGGCCCGGTGGCCTTGCTGCCCGGGCCGCCGTAGTTGCCGAGCCGCACCTGCGCCGTGCCATTCGGCGGGCATCCGGGCACGAGCCGCACGACGAGGGTGCCAAAGCTGCTCAGGCGCGACAGCGGGGCGTAGGTGGCCTCCACCCGGCACAGGGCGGGCGCGGGCGCGGCGCTCACACCGAGGGAGAGCAGCAGCGCCAGAGAAAGTAGTGTTCGCATACGCACCTCACTGCTGCCCGAAAATCACGACCCACCCCGCCGCGCTGCGCCCGACACCGACATGGGAGAGGTCCGGGAAGTAGGCGCCACGACAGAAATCGGGGGCCTGTTCCGCATGGGCAAACGCCTGAGCCGCCGTGTCCCCGGTCAGGTAGGCGTGTGAGAAGGCGTAGCCGATGCCCGCACGCTGAGCGCGTCTGGTCGCATTCAGCGGCGGAAAATCCGGCGTGTCTCCGAAGTATCCCCGCGCTGCCATGTCGTCGGCATGGTCCTGAGCCGCCCGTGCAAGTCCCGCATCCCAGAGCAGGACCGACATCCGGGTGTTGCCGTAGTAGGCGTTGCAGTTGCTTCCGCTGGCCCGTCTGCCGTTGATGAGCCGCGCCAGTTCCTCAGCGGGCTGAGCCGCCGGGGGCGCAGGCGTCGGCACCGGGGCCGGGGCCGGGAGAGGGGCAGGTACGGGCGCCGGGGCAGGCTGGGGGGCGGGAGAGCAGGCGGCGAGGGCAAGGGCGAGTAGGAGCAGAAGTCGTTTCATGGAAGCCTCCGTCAAAAAAGCCTGCCCCGCGTGGTGAGGGGCAGGGCAGAAGAAAGCCCCCGCGTGGGCAGGGGCCGGGGCTGGTGATTTTGTCGTTGTGGGGGGCCGATACTGCGCCCGATTCTGTGTGGGGTCAGGTCAGAGGTGCCAGCCTTCAGGCCGCTTCTTGATAGGCTTGGCCGGTGCGCCGACTGCCGTGCAGTTGGCGGGCAGAGCCTTGGTGACCACTGCCCCCGAGCCGATGATGCTCCAGGCACCGATCTCTATGCCCTGATTGACCGTCGCGTTGGTTCCCAAGTCGGTGCCTTCCCCGATGGTTACGTTGCCGCTGATGACAGCAGCGGGTGCAATGGTCACGTAATCGTGAAGCACGTCGTCATGGGCCACCGTTGCCATGATGTTGATCAGCACATGACACCCAATTTTGTAGTCAGTCGTGGTGGTCACGTTGGCGCAGATGACCGTGCCTTCACCAATCTCGACCTCGTCACCAATCACGGCGGTTGGGTGAATCAGAGTGGCGAAGCGCGTATGCCCCAGCGCCTTGATTTTCTCCACGACCTTTCGGCGCGTGGGCGGGGCGCCGATGCCGACCACCACATAGGTGTTCGGGTGATCTCTGAGCCAGTCGAGGTCGCCCAAGACCGAAAGGCCATGCACCTGCGTACCGTGCGTCACTGCGTTACCGTCGAGCCAGCCGACCATGTCCCAAGGCTCCGCCCCCCCAGCGCTGCGGTTGATGTCCCGCACGAGCTGATGCAGCTCGCGGCCCAGCCCGCCGGGGCCGACGATGACGAGGGGTAGACGAAGGGCATTGCTGTCGTACTCTGGTGTCATAGCCACATAGTAGTCACAAGCGGTGCTCATCAGCCCCGCCGCACTTCCACCACCGCCGTCACCGTGATGACGCTGAACACGTTCCGGGGCACGGTGATGCTGATGAGCGCCGCGTCCCCCTGTCGCCATGCCGCCACAGGTCCGCCGTTGTCGCCATTCCGTGCCCGCAGGCTCACGGCCCGCCATTTGCGGCCTCCGGTACTGTGCGGGGTCAGGTGGTGCGGCCTTGTTCAGCCTTCAGCGCCTCAGCACCCGCACCAGCACGTTAATAGCGAGTGTTGTTTGCCCAGTCGGAATCTCCGTGTGCACGGCGTGTCCATACATCCGGGCGGGGTAGGCACGTCCATAGCCGCCCGCATCCCCCACGCCGACGCTCTGGAACAGCACAGTGTATTCGCCCACCTTGAGGTTGTCCACCCAGAAACGCACCTGCGGGTTGGTCCCCGCTGTGACCGCTGGCGCTCCGGTCAGGCGGTACGTCCAGGCGTCCGCCTCCTCTAGCAGCAATTCCGCCTTCATCGGGTTCATCTCCCTGCTGTCAGCGGTTACCAGTTTCCGCTCCCCGGACTCATCCATCGTGAGTTTGAAGGCTACGGCGGGCGCACGGCTCGGCACCGTCAGCGTTTTGCCGCGCCGATAGCCTGTCACCTCGTTTCCTGCGGCATTTGCCGCCTTGCCGCTCAGACCCGGTACATTGGTGTCCAGCGTGGTCCGAATCCGGCTGTTGCGAATCGCGCCCGTGGTGAGGTTTTCGACGTGAACCGCGCCATACCCGCTCGGCGGTACAACATTCTCTGTCGTCAGGCCGTCCACCAGCGTGTCCGGGTTGAACAGGGACACCCAGCCGCTCTCTGCGCTGTTGTCCGTCGCGGTGCTTTTTACCGTGACGTTGAGGATTTTCTTTCCCTTCTTGCCCTCGCCGTCGTAAATCGCCCGCTGCGCATCTGTCACGATGATGACGCCGTTCAGGACCGCGTCCGCACCGTGAAAATTGACCTCGAACGATTCCGCCCCCGCCCCCTTGTACCGGCCATTCATTTCAAGGAATACACCGGGGCCGAAATAACTGCCCACGCTCGCCCCGTCCACGTTCAGGCCGTAGGCGTCGTTGTGGTGGATGTGCGCTGATTCCACCTGCGTGTTCTCGCTGTACTGATGCACCATCAGGCCCGCGCCCCGGTTGTAGCGAAACTCCGGCTTGTTGATGATCTGGACGCGCTTGTTCATGAGCGGGGTATCGTTTGCCCCGCCGTGCGCCTCCCCCTCCAGGTCAATGCCTGCAAACGGCGCAGTCCCACGCCGCTGACCGTCCGGCCCCCGCGTCTGACCCGTGAGTTCATAGATGCCGCCGTCAATCGTCAGGCCGTCTACCCCGACTGCGCTGAGTCCCTGCCGGAAATTGCCGCTGCTGACGCACCTGTACAGGTAGGTATCAACGCAGTTGCCCACCGTCAGGATGCCGTCCATCAGGCAGCGCCGGGCCTCCACCTCCAGATAACTCCCCACGCACCCCAGTTCCACACGCCAGCCGTCCAGCCAGAGCAGCGCCCAGCCGGGGTCGCTGTAGCGTTTGGGACTGCTGGTGTCCGGCCCCCAGACGCCCGTTACCGGGTCGTTGTGGTAGCGCTCATGGAATTGCTGTGCGTCCCGCACGTCCAGGCGTCCGTCATAGACAGGCCAGCCCTCGATGCGGTAGTGATGACAGCTATAGAACGCCCAGCCGCCGTAATAGGTGGTGTTCGGCAGGTCGAGGGCCGCTTCTACGGTGACGCCCGCCATTTTCATCGTGAACCTGTTTTTTCCCCGGATGTGCAGCGGGTTGTATTTGTCACCCTTGCCTGCGTACCCGGCGAGGCCATGCACGTATTTCCCCGGCGTCCAGTGCAGCACGCCGTCCTCGGGGACTGCGGCCAGCGCAGGAATGTAGCCGCTTACATCGTCGCCGGGTTTCAGCCCGTACCATTTCGTGTAGACGTTTTTCCCATCCCATTCCCGCTCGGCCATACGGCCCCCGGCGAGTGCGAACGTGATGCCCTGGTCCGCCTTTTCGCCCGATGCAGCCGGGCGCACGCGCAGGCTGCCGTGCTCGTCCCAGATGCGGGTGGCGGGCGCGGGGGGGTTCGCGGTTCCTGCGGTGAGTTGAGCGCGGGTGTAGGTGAGGGCGGTGGGCGTCAGGCTCGGCGTGCCATACAGGTCCCAGCCGCCTGTCGCGCCGTTGTACCAGACGAGTTGTACGGCGCCCTCAGCCGTCAGCACAGACCCGACCAAAACGCCGCCCGCCGCGTCCCGCTCCTGCTGAGTCGGGAGACGTGGGGCGGTGGGGGTCGTGCTGATAAACCGCTTGTCCACGGGGCCGAGTTTCAGCGCCTCAGCGCGAGCCTGCTCCATTTTGGCGGCGGCGTCAGAGACCGCCTGCGCGGTCTGCCGATTGTTTTTGTCCTGCTCGGCACGAACCACGCCATGCAGGGTGTCGAGCGCCTCGGCTGCCTCGACGGGGAGCAAATGTCTTTGGGGTAGGGGGGGTAGGGTCATACGAGATCAACCTCCACGGTTGCGAGTGTGATGCCGCTGTTCGGCAGAGTGACGGTGCCAGGGCGCACGGCCCCAGCGCGGAGCTGGGTGATTTCGACGTAGCCGGGTTGGTTGTCCGTCACAACCCAGGGGGGCAGGTTCAGGGCGGCGAGACGGGCGTTCTGGGCGGCGTTGTTCTGCGCGGTATCGGCCAGCGCCTGCGCCACGCGCTCCCGCTCGGCCGCGAGTACCCGCTCCCCTTCCTCCAGCCGCTCGTTCAGGGCGTCCACCAAGTCCACATCCTGTTCGGGGTCAAATGGGGGCACTCCCCGCAAGCCAGGAGTGCTCCCGATCAGCCCTTCAGTCATGCGCGAGTCCCAGGCGCGGCCCAGCTTCGGCTTCCTAATCGGTTTCATCGTCATCTCAACCCGCCGTCCAGCGGACCTGAATATCCCGCCCGCGCACGAGTGGTACCGGCCCCAGCCCCGGCAGCAAGGACATCACCGGCTGACCGTCCTGCGCGCCACTGAAAAGCAGCGTGTAGTACCAGTTTTTCGAGTAACCGTCGCTGAAGGTCATCGGAACGATGCTCGCCGCGCCAATGCGGCGCATGGCATTTTCACCGCCGTCGTACCCCCGGCCCGACCAGTCGAGCGTGACCCTCGCCGTGTCCCCGAGGATGGTGGCCTGCCAGGGTTGCCCGTCGATCAGCACGACCGGACCGTAGGCGAGTGGGTCTGACACCCGCACGAGCACCGGGCCGGTAAAGCCGCCCTCACGCGCAATCTGCAATGTGGCGCCGCCACCGAGCAGGGCGCCGCTGGTGTCGTCGAGCACAAAGCTGCTGACGTAGAAATTGAGCGCCCCCGCCTGGGCCTGCGCCGTCACCGTCAGCGACACGGCCCGCGTGACCACCAGGTTCCCGCTCGCCGCCCGCACGTTGATGCTGTAGGTGCCCGCCGGGACACTTTCCCCCACCGCCAGGGTGAGGGTGCTCGCTGCGGGCTGGTTGGTGGCTGCACCCGTGATCGGATTGGCGCTGAACGTGCCACTGATGCCCGAGGGCGGCGCCACCAGGCTGAGCTGAATAGCGTCCGCGAACCCGCCCTGGCGCGTGATGTCGATGGGCAGCGTGGCCGTTTTTCCTGCCGCCCGGTCCACCACCGCGCTGCCCGCCGTCGTCATGTCGAAGCGGGGCGCGAGCGAGGCCGCTGTCACGGTGAGCAGCACCTTGCTGCCGCTGCTCACGCCGCCGCTGCTGCCGGTAAGCAGCACGTCATAGCGGCCCGGCACCGCGTCCACGCCAGCCTTCAGCGTCAGGGTGCTGCTGCTGCCGGACGCGGGGTCCGGGTCGAAAGTGGCCGACACGCCAGCGGGCAGGTTCTGCACGTCGAGGTCCACCGCGCCGGTAAACCCCGACTGCCGGTTGACGCCCACCGCCACGGGGTAGGTGCGCCCCGGCTCAGCGGTGAGACTGGCGGGCGCGGTGAGGACAAACGAGGTCTGCGCGGCCCGCAGGCTCGCCACCTCGCGCGACAGGTCGATCAGGGCCTGACGCAGAAATTTAGTGTTGCCCAGGGTGTCGCCGACCGGCAGTTCCAGGTCAGCGGCGTCAATGCCCTCGCCGTCGCGCGGCACTTCGATGGTGTCGGTCCAGTAGGCGGGCGGGTTAATGGTCTTCGGCATAAGCAGGTGCTCCTTCGTATTCGTAGATGGTTTCGGGTCGGCCCTGGCCCCACAGGGTTTCGCGCTCTCCCGGCGGCGGGAAAACCACGGGCGGCGTCCCCCAGGGGCTGTTCCAGGGCTGTGCTTTTACGCCCTGCGCCCAACGGTCCGTACCGCCCCAGATGTGCCGGCCAGGGCTGTAGAGCAGGCGGCGCAGGCGGGCGTGAGCGGGCTTCACGTCGCGGATGAGTTCCAGTACGCCGTCGAACGGTAGGCCCTCCAATCGGTAGCCCCAGTAGTTGGGACTGCCCCATGTCTGACCCGCGCCCCAGGTGCCGCCGCCCGTCGGCGCGAACAGCGGCGAGATGAACACACTGAACTCAGCCCAATGCGCGGGGTCCGGGTCACGGAAGTGCTCGGTCACGGTGGCGAGATAGCCCGCCTGCCGCAGCGCGAGCACCAGCCCCGGCAGCGTGCCCGCCTGTCGCCAGAATTCCCAGGCCCCGGCCACCCGGCGGCGGTAGGTGTCCAGCGGCTCGTCGGGGTAGCGCCGAATGCGCCGCTCGGCGCCGAGCTGCAGCAGGGCGTCCTCTGGTGCGTACTGCACCAGTCGGGCCAACGCGACGGCATAAGCCCGGCCAGCCACGTCGTCAAGTGGCGCGGCCAGTGCCCGCAGGTGCTGCTGCGTGCCCTCATCCTGGTAGTCCACCGGGTTCAGGCGCATCAGGCGTTGCAGTGCCGGCAGATACGGCTCAGGGCCGCTCACGGGGTGTCCCGCCAGCTCACGCGCGGCACCAGGGTCAGCGCCTCCACCGCCCCCGGGCGCACGTCCGCGAAGGTGGTTCGCGCGTCCAGGACGCCGGGCGGCAGCATCGCCACCTCGATCACCTGCGCGCGGTACAGCGTCCCGCCAATGGGCAGTTCACGCTGCAGTGCACTCAGGCCGGAGAGCACCTGCGCCTCGATGCTCGCCCGGTCCCCGAACGGGGCATAGAGTTCGACGGCCACCGGGACGGCCCGCTCCGCCGCGCTGTAGACCTGCACGTCAGAGGTCAGCGGGCGGCGCGCCTGAACATAGGCGTCCACGGCCGTTACCGCCGCGTCGCCCAGGCCGCCGGTGCCCCACAGCACCACGTCCACCGTGCCCTGCCCGCGTGGGTGTTCGTCGAGGACCCGCACCCGGTCCACCGAGGGGTGGGCAGTGAAGGCCCAGTACTCGTAGGCGTCCCGCGTGGCCCCGCCGCCGAGTTCCGACCAGCGCAGGCGGGCGCGACGGCGCAGGGCCTCGTCGCCCTCCTCGTCGGCCCCCGCCTCGAGCAGCCAGCCGCCCACGTTGGTCACAGCCAGCCCCGGCAGCGGCGTGTGCAGGATACGGATGGTCGTCGCCGGGACGTTGTAGGCCGCGCCCGGCTGCTCGGCGCGGACCGGGACATCGGCGTAGCTCCCAGCAGGCACGACAGCGGCTTCGAGGGTGCTGAATTTGAGACCGTTGGCCGTGCCGACGATCAGGCCCGCCGGGGCCGCGACCGCGCTGCCCGGCGAGGCCACCAGGCGCACGAGGCCCTGCGCGAACGTCGAGGTCTGCCGCGTGGTGGCGTAGTGCGACTCGGTGAGCAGCGAGAGCCACTCGCCCACAGCGGAGTCGAGGTAGCCCGCCTCGGCCAGCGCGGCCACCAGTCGGTCCACATCGCTGATGCCCTCGCCCGCAAGTTCAAGCAGCGTTCTGAGCGGGTCGCCGGGCACGTAGTTCGTCGGCGCGAAGTTGGCCCCGAGGGCCGGGTCTGCGCCGAGGGTGTAGAGCATCCGCTGCACGACCTGCTCGCGGCTGCGTGGGCGGATAAGGTCAGATAGTGCCATGCAGCCTCCTACCCCACTCCGTAGGGGGTGATCTCGATTTCTGGCGGGTAGAGGGTGTGGGCGCTGCTCGCCTCGATGACGAGGTCAATCACGCCTGTCTGGGTGGTCACGCTGGCCCGGAGACTCACACCTCGCAGGTGCACCGCTTCCACGGTCGCATCCGCGTTCAGCACGCGCGGGTCTTCTTCGAGGTCGAGTTCGCAGATGGCCGCCGCCTCCGCTCCCCCGTCCTGAAACGATTCGCCCAGGTATTCGGGCAGGTAAGAGCCGTAGTCGGGGTCGTACCAGAGGGCGCCCTTGCGGGTGCGCAGGCGCCGGGCGAGGGATTCAATGAGGAGGGGCAGGCCGGAAGTCAATTCGCTCCCCAGGCCACTGCGGAGGGTGAAGTCAACGCCGAGGTTATCGCCGGTCATTTGATCGCCCCCAGGATGGATTTCGCGGCCCCGAACACGTCGCCGAGGCCGTCGATGTGCTGATCGAGTTCCCCGACCGCGAGTTCGGCGAGGCTTCTCAGGTCCGTCACGCTCTCGATTTTTCGCGTCACGTCCCCGACGAGGTTCTCGACGCTGCGAATCTGGCTGTCCAGTCGGCTGGCCTGCTCGCTCGCCATGCGGATGACCTGCGCCAGCTCGGGCGAGTGCTGTGCGAGGAGCTCCAGGGCTTCCCCGAGAATGGGCATCCCCGTGAGGTCGGTCAGTGCGCCGGGGAGGTCACGGGCGATGTCCAACAGCCCATTGAGTTTGCCGCGCATGTCCCGCAAGGCGCCCAGGTCGCCCAGGGCCTCGTGGAGCTGGCTGCCGAGGTCTAGTTTCATGTTGACGAGGTTGCCCGCGTAGGAGAGCAGAGAATCCTTCGCCCCTTCCAGATCACCGCGCACGAGGCTTTGCAGCACCGGGTCGTCGAGCTGCGCCCCCAGCGCCTGCGCGATGTCCGGCCCCACCAGCCCCAGGAGCTGTTGCGGGTCGCCGCTGCCCACCGCGTCTGCGATGCTCGGCAGCTTGTCCAGCATCTTCGTCACTTCGGGCGGGACCGGAATGCCCAACTCCCCGGCCACCTGTTGCCCGAGGTCCACCAGTTCCCAGAGGCTGGATTTGGCCCCCAGTTGCGTCAGCGGGTGCAGGAGGCCCATCAGCCGCTTCCTACCTTCGTGCTGCCACTGGTGATCGTGCCGATGTGGGTGACGGGATCGACCTGCACGGTGTCACCGACGCGGGCCACCGGGGTGTCGCCGCCGACGCTGATGCGCGCCCCGTTCACAGTGGCGCTGCCGCTCGCCTGGAGGTTCAGATTCGCATTGGCCTTCAGGGTCACGTCACCCCCCTTGAGGATGTCCAGCACTCCACCCAGGCCGCTGAGCCGCACGCTGCCCTTCGCGGAATCCATCAGCAGTTCCTGGCCGGCCATGTCGCGCAGGAACACCTTCTCCGCGAGTTTCGTGGAGTCCATCAGCAGTTCGTGCCCAGCCTTCGCCCGGACCCGGATGCACTCTTTCCGGTCTTCGGCCCACAGCTCCACCAGTTGCCCGGCAGCGTCCTGCACTTTGATATGGGGGCGCATGTACTCGGCGTCGTCCGGCGACTTTTGTCCCCGGTCGTCGTCGATCACGATGCCCTGGCCCTTGCCGGTCACCAGTTCGAACCGTTCGAGGCTGGCCGCTGCGTAGCCGGTCACGACGGGCCGCGCCGGGTCGCCCGCCTGGAACTCCAGCATGACTGTCGCCCCGGCCTTGAGCTTGACCTTCGCCCCGGCAATCGGCTGCAGCAGCCGCACCTCGGTCATGTCGGGCATCAGCGGATGCTCGGGCCGCAGGTCGAGGGTGTGGTTGCCGTGGTCCCGCAGCACCTGCGCCGCGTACAGCCCGCAGTAGTCGGTCCAGCGGGTGGCCTGCTGCGTGACGGTTTCCAGACCCGCGATGCCCTGATCCTTCCCGTCACCCGTGTGGACCGTGGAGCGCAAGCGCAGGCGGTTTTTCGGGTAGTCGTAGACTTCGGTGATGGAGTGGACCACGCGGGTGACGCGTTTTTCCACCTTCTCTTCCCCGCGCGTCATGGTGACGTGCCGGTTGGCCGTGAGCTGGGGCGTAAAGGGCACCACATACAGGCCCTGGGCGGCGTCGTACTCCTCCAAGGGAAGCTCCGGGTCAAACGGTTCCCACTTCGGAACATCGGCGTGAACCTTCCCCTCATGGTCCATCCACCAGATGCGGTCGGGGTAACGCATCATCAGCGCCCGCAGCGCCTCGTGCGCGGGACCGGCGGGGCGGGTCCATGCCGGCAGGGTGCCGGGCAGGTTCAACTCGCCGACCTGCTCGCCGCACTCCTGCAAAATCTCTCGCAGCACGGTTTCCGCTGGGATGTCCCGATACCACTTGGCCGCGATGTCCTTGCCCAGGCCGCCCGTGCCGCCGACGAGCTGCGCAGAGAGAAAGCCCCCGCTCAGGCCGACGCGCACGACGGTCATGAGGCAATCCGGGGGCGAGTCCTGTTCGAGGTCGAAGCGCAGTTGCACCTGGTCGCCCGGCTGCCAGGGCACCTCGGTTGCGCCGAGGCGGACACTGGCGGTGGGGCGGCCGTTGAGCGGGTGCATGATGAGCGTGGGCGGCCCCGCAGGGATGCCGGAAATCTGAAGTAGGGGCATGGGGCCTCCTGTGTGGGCGGAAAGGACTCAGCGCGCGGGCGGCTGCACGTTCTGGCTCGGCATCCCCTGCGGAATCGGGGCCACTGGGCCAATGGGCCGGGGCTTCGGCTTCGGCGGTGCTGCGCCCCAGCCACCGGGTCGGATGATGGTTGTGGGCTGGCTCTTCGGCGTGGTGAGCTGATCGAGCCGGACCACGCCGCGCGAGTCGATGTGCCGGTCAATCGGTCGGCCCGCGCCGTCGAATCGCCCGCCTTTTTGCCGGTAGGTCACGAGGTTGTTGCCAGCCACCAGCGGCATGCCGTCCTTCTTGTCGAAGCCGACGACGGTACCGAGGTGGCCGTACCCGCTGGGGTCGTTGGCAAACCCGATCATGTCGCCCACCTGCGTCACGCCGGGCTGCCAGGGGCGACCCAGGCCCATGCGGTTGGCGTTGGCTTCGGTGGCCCGGGCGCTGGCGCCGAAGACTGCCGCAGGGACACCCGCCGCCGTTGCGGGCACCCGCACCGAGGCCGAGCAGAAGCCGGGCGTGGCGGTGGTGTTGCCCCCAGTCAGGGGCACCGGCGGGGCCACCAGCGAACGCAGCATCGAGTCTGCCGACGCCTGCCCCGCCGCCGTGGTGGTGCCGCCGCTGCCCCAGTTGCCAGGGGTGCCGCCTGCGCCACTCGCGCCGCCGCCCGGAATCGTGATGGTCCCGGCGTCGCCCACCGCCGTCGCCTTGTCCTTTTCCTTGAGCTTCTCGGAGAATTTCAGGGTGGCCGAGTAGCCCCCTTTGGGGCTGTAGCCGCCGCCCTCCTCGCTCACGAAGTACAGCCGCTTGATGCGCCGGCCCCGGATTTCAGGATGCGTGCTGGTGAACACCGCCGGGCCGCTTTTCGTGCCGCGCCGCAGGTGGGCGAGCAGGCTCTGGTAGGCGTCCCACTGCGCCGGGGTCCACATGGTGACCTTGACCTCGACTTCGCCCGTCGCTTCGTTGAGCTGCGTCACGGCCTTGCCGTCGGCGGGCAGTTCCTGGCTGTCGGTGTTGGCGCTCATGGTCACGCGCACCATGCTGGCGCCCGGCACCGGCCAGCGCTTGCCGCCGTCGAGCAGCACCAGGTCGTCGTGCAGCTTCGCGGCGGTCATGGGGCTGCTGCTCACTGCGGACCACCTCCGGGGGTGCCCACGCCCTGCTCGATGGCGTAGAGGTTGAGACTGCTGCCCACCGCGCCGCCTGCCGCTGCGCCCACGTCCTGGGCGAACTGCGGCGAGAACTGGCCGTAGGCGTTGATGGTGATGTTCGGGGCGAACGTCGGGGCCGCTTTGCCCCAGGCATTGCCCGCCGACTGCGCCGCTTCCATGCTGGTGATCTTGCCGTCGCCGTCGAGGTCCAGCCCCTTGTTGTCGCTGTAGGCCCTGCCGTCGGCAGTGGTGTAGAGCACCCGGCCCGTCTTGCTGGCGCTGCCCGCGAACACGGCGGCGTAGACCTGCTCAAGGCTCGCGCCAGGACGCACGCCCGCCTCGCGCAGGTAACGCTCGATGTAGGGCGCCTGTTCGGTGGGCGACATCCGGCGCACCGCCTCGGCAGTCGTGCCCAGGCCCCGCGCCGTGGACGGCAGGAACTGAATCAGGCCACTCGCGCCGCTGGCCTTGTTGACGGCTGCCGGGTTGAGCGCACTTTCCTTGAACGCCACCGCGAGCAGCGCCTGCGGGTCGATGCCGAGCCGCTCTGCCACGCCGGTCAGGGCCGACACCGAGGCATTTGCGCCCGTGGGGGTGAGTGGCGGCGTTTTGGGCTGCGGCCCGGTGGGCACTGCCGCCGCCGCCTGCTGCACCACCTGCGGGGTAGGCAGGGTCACGCCGATGCGGGCCAGCCCGTCACGCACCCAGTCAGGCAACAGGGTTTCGTACAGCGTGGCCCCCAGGCCAGCCAGTCGGGAGGGAATGCTCTGGAACCACCGCACGGCGGAGTCGGCGGCGCTGCGGAAGCCGTCGCCCAGGCCGTCGATAAAGTCCCGGAACGGCTCCCACTTGCGGTACAGAATGGCTCCGAGGCCCGCGATGGCCGTCACCGCCGTGACCACCCAGCCGATAGGGTTGGACAACCCTGCGAACAGGGCGCCGATGCGGGCCAGCCAGGGCGCGAACCGGGCCGCGAGCGGCGCGAGGCGGCCCAGCCAGCCGAGCATCCGGGGGCCGAGGGTTTTCAGGCCCCCGAGCAGTTTGGGGCCGAGGCCCTTCAGCCCCAGCGCCGCCAGCAGGCCACCGCCGCGCACGCTGCCCATGAAGGTGCGGGCCAGCCACGAGCGCCCGAGGATGGCCTGCCCTGCTCGGCTGATGCCGGTCTTCATTGCTCCGATCAGCATCTGCCCGCCTTTCATGCCGAGCTTGCCGATCATGCCGAAGCTGAGCAGGTTGGCGAGCCACGCCACGCCACCCGCGCCGACCATGAACCCGAGCACCTTGCCCATGCCGCCGCTGCCCTCACCGCCGGTCAGACGGTCCAGTTTGTCCAGGCTGGCGCCGAGCAGCTTCACGGGAATCAGGGCTGTGTTGACGCCAGCGGCGAGGCCCTCCCCGAAGCCTTTGGCGTTCGCAATGACGCGGGGGCCTTCGCGCTCCCACCACGTCGCGTAATCGTCAAGCTTGGAAAGAATGCGGTTGATGGTGTCCACGCCTTTTTGCCCGCCCGTCGCATCGGCCAGCGGGTTGAACACGGCGCCGAACAGTCCAGTCATGCTTTTCTCGAACCGCTTTTGAATCCGTGAACCCGGCCCCTTGCTGAAGTCGGTCAACTCCGCAAGGTTCGCCATGAAGTCTTGCAGCGGCTTGAGCGCCCTGCTCGACCCCTTGCTGTCCACCAGCGACATGAACAATTCCTCGGGCCGACTGGCGAGCGTGGAAGCGAGGCCGCTCAGGGCGCTTGATTGCTCCTTGAGGGCGCTGCCGTACTGTTTGTTGATGATCTTGCTGACGGCGTTGATGCCCTCCTGAATGGTGCCCTTGTACTCGCCATTGGCCCCGAACTTGAGGCCCGCCGCCTTGAGCGCCATTCGGCTGATGTTGAGGTTGGAAAAGCCCTGGCCGACCCCGAACGCCTGCCCGAAGTCGCCACCGCGCAGCGCGGCGAAGGCTTCCATGACCTGATCCATGCTCTTGCCCGATCCCACGCTCAGTTTCCCGGCCAACTCGACTAGGGGAATCGCCTGCGAGGGGTCGAAGCCGATAGCCACCGACTGCCGCGTGGCGTCCAGAATCTCGCGGGTGGTGAAGGGCGTGGCCGCCGCAAACCGCTGAGCATCCTCAAACAGCTTGGCGGCCCGGCTGGCGTCCCCCTCCATCATTCCCCGGAGGCTGAGCAGTTGGTTCTGCTTATAGGCGGCGGCATCGACGATTGACTTTCCGGCGTAGCCCACGCCGTAGCCCACGCCTGCTACTGCGAACCCCGCAGTGCCCAGCATCTGCGTCAGCCCCTGAAAGCCCTGTTGGGTCTGCCCCACCCGGTTCTGCACGCGCTTGAAGGCGGCGTCTACGCGGCGGGCGGAGTTTTCCCCGGCCTTCGCCCAGCCCCCGAAGGCACCGCCGGAAAGTCGGGTCGCCGCCTCGACACGCTTGATGGTCTTCTCGACCAGCTCCAGGCGCTTCTGCGCGTTGCGGGCGGGGGCGGTCAGTCTGTCAACGAGCTGTAGCGTCCACTGTACGGCTCCGGCCATGATTCACCCCCTGGTGTGGTATGCGTAACTGCATGAAACGTGCCCTTCTGCTCGCCTCTGCCTTACTCGCTGGCTGTCAGCAGGCGGGGCGCTCGCCCGAGGCCACCGCTCAGGCGTTTTTTCGCTCCGTGCAGACGCTTGATCTCCCCACCGCCGCCGGGCACCTGCACTCCGGAGAATCAGTGGAGGCGATTGATTCATTCGTGAATGGCGACGAGGACGTGCGGACCATTCGAAAGGCCCTTTGGGAACGCATGGAGTACACGGTTGGGAAGCGTCAGGCGGGGCGTCAGGGCACCACGCTGGTCCCGGTGCGCGTGAAGACCGTGGATATGACCACGGTGGCCCGCAACATCATCACGCAGCAAAACGGCGGGACCATGTTCATCCTCAACCAGATCACCGACCCGACGGCGCCCATGCGAGAGGTCACGGTTGGGCTTCAGGTGTCGGAAGAGGCGGGGAAATGGAAGATTTTCAGCTCTCCCGACCTCAACGCGGCCTTGCTTGGCCTCGATCTGCTCTAGCGTCCCTTGCCGAACGCCGTCATGAACGCCCGCTGCATCAACATCTGTTGCGCCGTGAAGTAGGCCCCCAGCCGCGCCCGGTCACTGGGCCGCCCGTCCTCGCGCTCCTGAAACTGGTAGGCGAGCAGGCACTCGGCGGCGAGGTTCAGCCCCCCATCCTTCGTTTGCGCGACCAGCCGTTGCCAGTCGGCCTCAAAACGTCTCTTCGCGGACCTCCGCGTCCGCACCCGCCATGCTCAGCACCGGCTCGACCAGCTTGTCCACCAGCGCGGGCTGCGCGTCCAGGGCCACCGCCACCGCCGCCGCGTCCGGCGCGAGCAGACAGCTCATCAGCAGTGTGCGGTTGGCACTCAGGGCCTGCGCGGTGCGCTCTTTGAACTTGGCGAGCGTTTCCACGTAGCGGTCGTATTCGTCACGACTGGGGGCGCGGACCACCACCTGCAGGCGCTGACCGGCGGCGGTGGGCGCACTGAGGGTCTTGACGCGCTCGACGCCGTGCGTGCGGCGCAGTTCGGCGACCTGGGCACGGGTCAGGCCCGCGAAGGTGTCGGTGGGGGTGGGCTGGGGCTGCTGCTGTTCCTGGGTCATGGGGATGCCTCCGAAAATGGATTGGGAAAAAGGTGTCCAGGCCGGGAATCTGGGCGACTCCCGGCACGTTTAGGGGTGGGTTACTTCGCGCCTTCCGGCATCTTGGAGAGCGGGTTTTTCCCGTTCATCTTGATGTAGTGCGGCTTGAAGCCGAGGGTGCGGGTCAGGGCGTCGCCGCCGGTTTCGTCGCTGACGCCGCGCTTGGTCCAGCGGCAGCCGATCAGCTCGTCCTTGGTCAGCTTGGAACTGCCGAGCTTCTCGTAGGCCACGCTGACATCGAAGTCCTTTTCAAAGAACTTGTCACCGAAGGCGTCCACGATCTCGGCGTACTCGTCGGCGTAGACGGTGAGTTCGCCTTCGTCGGTCTTGTACATGCCGTCGCTGACCCCCAGCGCCATGCGGGCGTTGCCCTCGATGTCGCTGCGCTCGATGCTGTCGCCGTAGCTGATGGACCGGGCCAGGATTTCCTTGCCGTCCACTTCGATCTTGATGCGGGCGAAGGTGAGGCGCGGGTTTTTGGTGTCGATCTTGGGCATTTACGTCACGCTCCCTTCGGCGCAGCGGGCGCGGCGGCGGCTTCCACCGGGGCCGCCGGTGCCAGGGCCGCCAGCATCGGATTGGTGAAGCCCACGACCACGTCGATGTGTTTCATGTGGCCCAGCGGAATCACGCTCAGGACGAAGGTGATCTTGCGGGTGCTGAGGATGTTGCCCTCGCGGTCCACGCGCACGCGCACGCCGGAGGCTTCCCCGCCCAGTCCCGCCCGGACGCGGCCTTCGAGGTAGGTCTCCATCGCCAGCGCCTTCGTTTCCAGAATGCGCCCGGTCGTGGTGTCCACCGGCACGTCGTCGCCCAGGTAGTCCATCGCGGAGACATAGCCGATGGTGGCCGCGCGGTCGATCACCTCGCGCTGCTGCACCTCGTCGTAGTCGCTGCCGCTCGGCGCGAGCATCGGCCAGGACGCCGGGTACACCCCCTCGCGCCCGTCGTAGGTGCGCAGGGCAGCGAAGCGGCCCACGTTGCCCGTGAGGTTGGCATCGAAGGCCAGGGCACCCATCGCGGGCAGCGGCCCGGTGCGGACGCGGTAAGGCGCTTCGCCAATCGGCACGGTGGCGCGGCGGGCGCTGAGCTTCCAGGCGCTGCTGCGGCGCTCCAGTTGCCGGGTGATGGGGTTGTAGACCGCGCCGCCGTCCAGGGCCACCGCCACGCGCAGGCTGGTCAGGTTGGCGAACAGGGCACTGACGCGGCTGAGGTAGTCGCTCATGCGCTCGCCGTCGGTCATGGCAGGGGCTTCGAGCAGCGCGTGGACGTAGTAGTTCCGCGTCTCGCGCTCGGTCAGCACGGCGTCCACACCGGCCACCAGCGCCGGGGTCGCCGCGCCGAGGATGTGGACGAAGCGCAGGTCGGGGCGCGAGCCGAGCAGCGTTTCCAGCGCCGTGATGATGTCGGCCACCGTCGCGGCGGGCGCGGTGGTGGTCAGGCTGTAGGTGTCGCCTTCCGTCAGGCCGCCCGCGCCGAAGGTCACGCTCAGGCCGGTGCCGGTCAGGTCGAGCGTGCCGGAGGCGGGCACGCTGCGCTCGGGGCCGTCGTTGCCGTTGGTGCTGACGACCACCGCCGCGAGGCCGTCCGTCGCGGTGCCGCTGCGGGTCACGCGCAGGGTCAGGCTGTAGGCGTCGTTCACGGTGCCGCCCGTGGTCATGACGCTGGCGCCAGTGCCGACCTTCGTCACTTCCGACACGGTGCCCTGGGTCGTCGCGTTCACGCGCACGCCGACCACCGGGGCGGTTTCGAGCAGGGCCACCGCGCAGGCGCCGGCCAGCGGGCCACCCTGGTAGGCGTCGAGGGCCTGCGAGCCGCGCGTCATCCACTGCGGCGTGAGGGGGCCAGCGGCGGCCACGCCGATCTTGGCGTGCGCTTCGCTGATGGGGGGCACCAGACCGAGGTTGTAGTCCTCGAAGGTGACTTTGACTCGGGAGAGAGCGGTCACTTGATCACCTCGCCGGTGGCGGCCTCAAGAGCTGCCTTGAATTCGCCTTGCGTCACCTCGCGGCCCTGGGGCCAGTTGGTCGAGGCGCGGAGGGCCGCCTGCTGCCACCCGGGGAGTCCGGTCAGCAGCGTCTCGAACGGCACGCGCCCGCCGTCCTGAGCAGGGGCGGGCGCATCGGCGCGGGGGTCGGGGGTCGGGGTCGGCTCAGTCGGATTCGACAAACTGAGTTTCTCCGTTTGGGCGGTACGTTTCGTCATCAGGGACCACCTCCGGGGTGTCCATGAACTGGGCGAGCTGCGTGAAGTGGGCCACGCGCACGCGGGTGATGTCGCTGCGGGTCAGCACGGCCGGGAACGTGATGGTCAGGTCGGCCACGCGCACCGTGTAGTCGCCCCACGTCTCGGAGCGCAGCCGCGAGGTGGCGGGCTTCCCCGGGCCGATGGCGGCGTAGCAGAGGTCGGCCAGCAGGGCGGCTTCCTCGAAGGTCACGGCCTTGCACACCAGCGTCGTCTCTGCCGTGCCCATCGCCAGCGCGTCCGCCACCGAGCCGTCCGGCGCGTCGTAGCGGACACTGCCGGGCAGCACGATGACCAGCGGGAGCTGCGGCTGACGGTCGAGGTACTCGGAACCGAGATACACCGCGACGCCAGTGCCCAGCGCGTCCTGAAGCTGTTGCGCGAGTGTTTCCATCAGCCGAACCTCTGGCGCAGGTATTCGCCGAAGTCGTTGCGGAGCCGCTGCTCATAGGCGAGCGGCAACTCCCCCGAGTCCGGCACGAACTTGCGCCGGGGCATCTTGCGGGTGCCGCGTTGGTGGTAGGCGGCGTAGGCGTTGGCGCGGCCCGAGGTCTGCACGGTGACGCCCCGGCTGTCGGCCCGCCACGCGATGCCGTTTCGCAGGGTGAAGGTGTCCTGCAAAATTGGGTTTCGGCGGCGGGTGGGTTGCCAGGGCACGCCGTAAGGGTCGCGCTCGAAGCGGAACCCTTCCAGCACCAGCTCATGCGTAGCATGTCCAGCGATGTTGTGCAGGTCGTGCAGCGTCTGCGGGTTTTGCAGGTCGCGCAGCTGGCGTTTGAGGTCTTTGAAGAGGGTCACGCCTACCACCCCGGCCCGGTGCGGACCACAACCGTTGTGGGCCGCTCTGGAGCCACCTTTCCGGCTTCAGTCGTCCCCGCCACCGCTTCGAACGGCGGCAAGGGCTTGACCGGAATCAGGCTGTCCAGCGCTGCACCCTGTGCCAGCCACGCACTGACGATTTCCTGGCTGTCGCGCCTGCTCTCGCTGGAGCCGTCCACCGCTCGGGACTTCCAGAGTGCCGGGTCGCCGAGGTAGAGCCGCGCCGCCGTGAAGTGCGGGCGGTAATACTTCGCCGGGGGGTTGGCCGCCGGGTCAAAGGCCGCGTCCAGCTCCAGTGCCGCGTTCAGCTCCTGGTCGGTACGGCTGTACTCAGGCCAGGTCGACTCACTGGGGCGGGTGGGCTGGCCGGGGCCAAGCGGCAGCCCGCCCCGATTGACCTCGGGCCTGTCGCGCAGCAGTGTGCGAACCCACGTCCGAGAAAATTCCCGGTCTGCGGGGTCAATCACCGTCAGCAGCGACTCGTCATAGGTGCGGGCGGGCTGGGTCATGTCAGTTCACCGGGTCATTGGCTTTGGCGAGGGCGCTGTCCGCCTGCTCAGCCGTCAGTCCCAGGTCGACCAGCGCCGCTTTGTCCTTGGCCCGCAGGGCTTCGTAGGTGGTCACGTCGCCTTCACGCAGTTTGGCGATGCCGACGAAGTTGCCGGGGAGGTCGCCCGTGCGGAGGGTGGGGGCATCCTCCTGAGCGCTGGCCTCCGCCTTGGCAGTGGCTGGGCCGAGGTCTTCCCCGGTGGGAGAGACGAACCGGCCTGCACGGATAAACTTGACGTCACTCATGGGCCACACTCCTTACTTGGCGGTGGGGTCTTCGTAGGCCCCGGCGGTGATTTGCAGGATGGCGGCGGCGCCTCGGCTCAGCACGCCAAAGCCAAACTCGGCCTCGAAGTTCTCGCTCTGGAGGGGGTAGGCGATGTTGGTCGCCACGATGCGCAGGCCCCGGCGGTTCTGCTCCTCCGGCTCACGCAGGCCCAGCACCTTCTGGGCGGCGTTGCGGTTCAGGCCCAGCAGGTAGCCGCTGTAAACCCAGGGCTTGACCCAGATTTCGGCACCGTTGTAGTAGCCGATTTTGCGGTTCTTGATGTTGCCGGTGTTCAGGCTGCCCCGGGCCACCATCTGGCCGTTGGGCACCTGCTCGATGCGGGCGTCCATGATGGGCGCAAAGCCGGGCAGGGCGCGAATGGCGGCGGCTTCAGCCAGGGACACCTGAATCACCACGTCCGCATTGTCATCGTGCTCTGCCACGTTCTCAATCAGGGCGTCCACAGCGTCAGCGGTCAACTCGGGCGCGGTCATGAAGTGGTTGTGGGCGCCGTCAAAGCTCTCACCGGCGGGGCCGTTCACGGGCGCGGTGCCGTCACCGTTGTACAGGGGCTTGACCTTCAGCACCATGTCGTCCACGCGGTAGTCGGTGAAGTCAAAGCTGACCGGGCGGAACAGCGCCTCGCGCAGGTTGCGGGTCATGCGCTTGATGTGCGCGGCTTCCACCTCGCGGGTCCGCATGGCGACCTGGGCCACGCTCGCGGTGGTCAGGAAGTCGGTGGTGAAGCCCTTGGCGATTTTGTAGCGCTCAAGCGGCAGCCCGATGCGGCCCGGCTTGCTTTCCACCTGGGTGGGGGCGCGTCCGAACTCATCCGCCAGCACCATTTCGTCGGTCAGCATCTGGCCAGTGGCGTCGGGCATCTCGCGCTTGGTGGTGGGGGTCACGTAATCGCGCAGACCCTCGACCAGCTGGGCGTTGTGGGCGGCGATTTCCGCATTCACGGCGGCGGCCACGTCCTCCATGCCAAACTCGCGCACGGTCTTGTTGGTGATGGTCTTCAGGTAGTCCAGCGTGTAGGTGCCGGTAACGCCTTTGTAGTTTTCAGCCATGATTCAGCCCCCCCTTAAGCGAGCTTGCCCTGAGCGACGCACAGCAGGTCGTTCTCGGACACGCGGATGAAGGCCCCGCGTGCGTCCTGCGCGGTGGGGGCGTCGTTGATGGTGCCGCCGGTGCCCACGTAGTACACGTCAGCGGTCAGCGGGGTTTCGGAGGCGCGGAAGCGCACGCCGACGCCGTACAGGGTCAGCGGTTGCGCCAGCACCTGACCGGCTTTGGCGGCGCGGGGGGCAATGCCGGCGAACGCGCCAGCGGCGAGTTTGAAGATGGCGTAACCGCCCGTCACGGCGCGGATTTCGCAGGGGCTGCCGGCGGGAATGTCCTCCCCAACGCGGAAGCCGGTGGTGGCCTGAACAGCAAACATGGCGCTGTTGGTGTCTACGCCAGCGCGGGGGCTGAGGGTAATTGCAGGCATGTCCTGGCTCCTTAAATCTCGTAGGCGGGGTCTTGCCCCTTGGCGGTGATGATTTCGGTCTGGGTGGCAATTCCGGCGTTGGCGGCCTCCCGGCTCTCCTGCCCGCTCACCCAGCGGGTGCCCTGCTCGGTGGGCTTCTGCTCACGCTTCAGCGCCCCCAGCACGGGTTTAAAGTGGTCGGCGGCCAGCGGGGCGTCATCGCCCTCACCGACCACCCAGACGGTTTCTTTCACCGTCTCTCCGTTTTCCTGTCGCTCGCGCTCCACCTGCCGCAGCTTCTCTACGCCTTTGGTCAGCAGCAGCGCCTGGGGGTCCAGGCCATGCTCAGTGGCGTAACGGTAGGCGCTCAGCTCGGCGGTGGCGCCCTCGGCGGTGTCCAGCAGGGCGTCCAGATTGCCCAGCCAGCCCTCGACCACCTTAGAGCGGGCATCGTCACTGTCTGCGCCCTCCAGCGCCTCCAGGTCCAGCCCAGCGGCGGCCAGCAGCTCCAGCGCCTCATCCCGCCCGGCTTCCAGCGCCTCCAGGCCCTCCAATTTCTCGGCCACCTGTGCGGCAATCTGCTGCGCGGCGTCCTGAGCGGGCCGTTTGCCGGGGGCGGGGAGTTCGATCCCCAGCGCCTGGGCCAGCGGCTCCAGCGCTTTGGCAATCACGCGGGTGCGGATGCTGTTGCTGTCGCTGGCCTCGGCGTTGCTCTCGGCCTCGGTGAGGGCGGTCTGGCTGGCGCTGTAGGCGTCGTACAGGGCGTTAAAGGCGGCCTCATGGTCGCCTCCTGCGGTGTTCAAGAAAACGGCTTTTGATTTCATGGTTCTGAGCCTCCAGGGCTGCGCCCGGCGTCATGCCGGGGTGAATGGGCGAGCGCACCCGCGTGACCGTCATGGTCTGGGGTGCGCTCAGGGGTTTGGACTGGACTTACGGTCACGTGACCAGCCAAAGGATTAGGTCAGGTCGCCGTAGGCCTTGAGATATTGCTTTGCGCGGCGCCGCGCATGTTCAGAGAGATTGGGGTTCCTCAGAGCACCCTGAATGCGCAGAGAATGCGCAGACGCCTTCTGGGTAAGGCGCGAGCCGCCAAAGAGGTCAGGCGTATCCGCACGCTTGAGACGGCGGGCAATACTCCCTGCGTGCTCAACCCGAGGCCGCCCCGCCTCTTGTGCAAGCCTCCGCGTTTTATCGTGGCTCTCGCCAAGTCGGTAGCGAAGCGTATGGCCGCCAAGGCGGTTAACCAACTGGTCAGCTTTCTTGGGTTTGATCCCCACCAGGCGCCGCGCCGATGCTGCCTGTCGAGTAAAAAACCCTGGCTTGTGCTCAGAGCGCGCCCGCGCAGTGGCATCTATGGCGTGAATAAGGCCCTGTCCACGCTCGCCATGCTCAAACTTAGAGAGCTGGCGGGCAGCGCCCAATAAACGACCCGCTCGACTGCCCAAGTGCTTCTCTCCGTGCCTGGAGTAGATGACGCGCCGCTTCCCTTTCGAGTTGGTCGCGCTTCTCATTAGGCCCTTGGCAAACAGTGCCCGGTACTGCCCGGCGACATTTTTTCCTCGCACGGGATGCCCGCGCCCGCCGCCTCTTCCTTCCTCTGCCATCCCTGTCACCTCCTACTGAACTTGAGAATGTGCCCACAAAACGCCCGCTCCGACCAGGGCAACCGCTCGTCACCCGGCCCGTAGGCCAGCGTGCCGCCGATGTTGTACAGGTCATCTACGGGGATGGTCAGCCCCTCCAGCGAGCTGTGTGCCCTGCGCTCCTGTGCTGGCCTGACCCGAATGAATGTCTTGAACCGTGCCCCGCCCTGCACCGCTCCGGCCTGGGCACCCTCGCGGGCGGCATCCCAGACCAATATCTGAGCGGCGAGGCGGGCGTAGGGGCTGACAAAGGCCGCAGACCGCCCGGCCAGCACCTCCGCAGCCCGTTGGGCCACCATCTGACCGCGCGGCAGGCTCAGGCCCACCGCCACCGCCTGCGCCTGGGCGGGCAGGGTTTCCACCCGCACCAACCCCGCCAGCGTCTCCCCAAACGCCTCACGCGCCGGGGCCTGGGCTTGCAGGCTCGCGGTCAGGGCCAGCAGCGAGAGCAGACGCTCCGGCGGCCCACCGCCCGCTGCCAGGGCCGCATGGATGGCGGCGAGCAGGGGCAACAGGGCGGATTCGGCCTCACCCTGCCAGAAGGCGAGGGCATCATGGGGTGGCATCGGCTGTCACCGGCGCACGCGGTCTGGGCGGGTCAATCATCCCAGCCAGCGCTTCGGCTGCGGCCTGACCCTGCTTCAGCTTCTCTTCCTGCTCTTTGCGGACGGACTCCAGCATCTCGTCGGTGTCCTCCACCCCGATTTCACTCATGGCGTTCTCGGTGCTTCTCAGGCCCGCGCCCTGCTCGGCTATCACCTGCGCCCGCTCCTCGGTGGTCGGCTGCGCGGCCAGGATGCGGCACTGGACCACCACGCGGTAGCCCCGGAAGCGGCCCGCACTGCCACTCAGCGCAGCAGCCCAGGCCAGCACCATCTCCAGATGCTCGGCCAGTGCGCCCTCAATCGCCGTGGCGGTGGCGTAGAGCGACGTTTTGAAGTCGTTCATCGCCTGGATGCGGCTCTCACCGCTCGCCGTGGCGTCACCTGACATGCGGATATGGCTCTGTGCGGCCTCGTCCAGCATGTCGTGGTAGGCGTCCGTTTTGGTGGCAATCAGGGCGTCGGGGCTGACCGGCTCGAAGCGGCCATACTGCCCACCGCCCACCGCCTGCACGTTGCCCTGGGCGTCTGCCGTGGTTTGCGGGCTGAAAAAGGTTGCCTGCCCGCCGCCGGGCCGCCAGGCGGGGTCTATCTCGTACCGCATCCCGTCCGGTACGTTGCTGTCCCGGACCCACTCCCCAGGCGGCAGGATGTTGACCCCGTACCGCTCCAGCACCGCCGCCAGCTCTGCGTTGCGGAGAATGGCCGTTTTGGCGAAGTTGAGCATGAAATTGTTCCGCACCATCGTCGGCGTGATGAACTGCTCGCGCTCGGCGTGGGTAATCGGCAGCAGGCCGTGCATGTCCACTCCGGCGCTCTCCTGCACCCGCTCCTGCACCGGCAAGGGCTGACCATCGCCGCCCAGCAGCAGCGAGGCTTCCAGGGCCGTCACGCGGCGCACCACCGTCTGCCCGGCGGCGTTCAGGTAGTAGACCTCTGCCGCCTCATGCCCGGCCTTGTCTTTGCTGCGGTACACGGCGTACCGCTCGCCGGTTTCCTCATCATCCACCACCCGCACGGCTGCCGGGTCCGGGTTGCTCAGGCGCAGGCGGGCGATGCTCCCCAGCAGGTCGCCGGGGGGAATCACGCCGTCCCGCAACTGCCCGGTCGGGACATAGCTCCGCAGGTAGGCGTCACCGAGCAGCAGCTCGCGGGCAAACATCTGGAGCTTGCCCAGCGCCCGGTTGCGGTCCAGGTAGGCGGTCAGCGCCCCCTCGGCCTCCCGCATGTCGGCTTGCTGCGCCTTGGTGGCCTCAGCGGTGGCGTCCCGCAAGGCCAGTTTGATGATGGGGTAGCGGCCAATCACGGCCCCGACATGGCGGCGGGCGACTTCCAGCAGGGCATTCTTGGGAATGAACTGCTTCTCTACGGCCAGCAGGAACTCTGCGGCCAGGCCGTTCTCAGCGGGCAGGCGGGGACCAACCCAGCCCGCACCGCCCAGCCAGTGGTCGCCCGCCAGCATCTTTCGCACGCGCTCGCGGTGCTGCCTGCTGTCGGCGTCGGCTTTGGTCAGCTCCTGCGCCTGCTGGAGCGTGAGGTGTTCAGGCATTGTCATAGGTCACGCTCCTTTCAGCGGATGGTGGCCACGGATACGCCACCGGGGCGGCGGGCGGGGGTCTGACGCTTCAGTTCTTCGTCGAGCCAGTGGTCGGTATCTGCGAGGTCGTAGGGCTTGTAGTCAGGCAAGCGCTTCAGAGCCTTGAACAGGGCGTCATGCGTCCCTTCGGCTTCCACAAATTCGCCGCGTTCTCGGCTGCCGAGCGTGACCTGCCAGCGTTCCCGCTTGCCGCCAGTACTGACACTTGCCTTGACCTGACGTAACTGGGGCTTCCTGGTGGTCGTCGTGATTTCCGGGTAGTCGGGTGACACCACCAGTTTGTCCCAGGTGGCGTTGTAAGACGTTACCCAGGTGTCGCCCCCCTGGTTGGTTTCGATGATCACGCGACTGGCCCCGTACTCGATGGCTTTCACGATGATGCGGGTCAGCATGCCGTCCACGCTGTCGCGCCCTTCCCAGGCGTACAGACCTACGCGCAGCTGAGGCCGAAGGAAAGGCGGAAGCGGGGGATCATTCGGGCCAGGCGTGCGTACGCGCCCACCGACGCGGATGCCATTGCTGTCGCTGTCATCCGTGTTCGTGACCGCTGGGTCGCCCACCACGACAATGTCCTCGAATTCTTCCAGCCCAGGCCGAGGAATGGCCCGAAGCTGAAAATCCTTGTAGAGTTCCCCTTCCTGATTTCCGACTTCGTTCTGCTTTTCCTCGATGAACTGGGTCGGCCCCATCTGGTTGAGTTCCGCTTCCAGCATCGGCAGGGGCCGCGCCTGGGGCCAAGTGCTCTCGCCCGCCGTGATGCGGTAGACCGGCCTGCCATGCTCATTCAGGCCCGCCTGCTCGTACTCCAGGCCGCGCACGGCGGGCCAGGGGCCGGACACGAAGCGGTCCATCAGGAAGTCGGCGGGGTGCTCGGGGTCGAGGTCCGCGAGCCGCGTGAAAATCCCGTGCGGGTTGATGATGTTCTGCAGGCCGATGACCACGCGGTTCGGGGCGCCCGCCGGAATGATGTCCGAGGTGATCGTCTTGATTTTGCGCTCGGTGGTTCGCAGCGTGTCGTGCTTGCCGTCGAGGTCGTCGAGGATGATCACGTCGGGGCGGCTGCCTTCGAGCAGCAGGCCGCGAATGCTCACGTCCAGCCCGGCGGCGTCCACGACCACGCCCGACGCCGTGCGCACGCGGTCACGGCGCCAGCCCTTGCTGTTGCCGAACTTGCCCACCTGCCGTTGAGAGAGCAGCGGGTAGTAGCGCTCCACTTCGGGCGACTCCAGTACGGCGGCGATGTTCGTCACCGCGTCGTCGGCCTGGTCCTGGGTTTCCTTGACATACAGGATGTAGCGGAAGCCAGCGGCGGCGAGGCGAATCACGGCCCGCTCGGCGTTGGTGGTCTTCGAGAAGCCGCGCGGCCAGATGTAGAACTCGGTGGCCGGGCGCTCGGGCGTCATGGCCCAGATGCGCTGCCAGAACTCCTTGTGGAAGTCGGAGAGCGGCTGGGTGTAGGTGTGCGGGAAGAGGGTGCGCAGCCAGTCGAGGTAATGCTCCGGCGCAGGCTGGCCGTTGCCGAGGGGCCGCTCAGTTGAAGGCGGGGTCTGCGCTTCCAGCGATTCGAGGAGTTTCAGTGCCCGCCGTTGCTTGGGCTTGAGCAGCATTAATTCGGTTGGCGAGAGCACGGTTCACCTCCTCATCGGCTGTTGCGTCGGCAACAATCTTGAATGCCCCGCTCAACTTGAACAGGTCTTTTTCGGTGTCGGCCACTTCGCTCATGCGGTCAAGCAACTTCTCCCGCACGCGCTTCGCCTTCTCCAGATAGCCTTCGATAATCTCAGCGACTTTTTCAGGGGAAGGTTTTATTTTCCCCTGCGCCTGCCACTCCCTAAGCGTGGGGGCAGAAACCCCCGTCTCACGCGCTGTTTTCTTGATGTTTCCCGCATTTGCCTCAAGGATGGTGAGGAATGCCTCTCGCTGTTCGTCGCTGTAAGCCATGCTCACCTCCATGCAAGCAAAAGCCCCAGCCGGAGCCGGGGCGGTTAGATTCTCTTTTTCTCGTGCCAGTAGCGATGGTACCCGGCGGCTACCCAGAGGTCATGCACGGGCGCCCAAACAGCGTAAGAAGAACTGCCGAGCAAGCCGTCACGAATCAGGCAAGCGGAAAGCATCTTTGTTGCGTTCATACCCTCTCCCCCTCAAACACCAGCACTTCGCCCCGCTCCGGCTCCGCGTATCGCACCTGCCGCGCCGCCCACAGGTCATCGAGCAGGGCGTCCAGTTCCCCCTCCCCCGTCGCGCTCCGGGGCCAATCCTCCCGGTGGAGGTGCAGGGCCGCGCAGCGCGTCGGCTCCGGCTCAGGCGGGCACCAGACGGCGGTCAGCTCGCGGGTGATGCGGGGGCCGTACTGTTTGTGGCGGGGCGCCCAGGTGTCGGGGTTGGGGCGGGCGGGGCCGTTGCGGGTGCGGAGTTTGCCTCTGGCCTGTTTGCCCACAGGACTAGGGAAGAAGGCCAGCGCCAATACAGCACTCTGTGCAGAGCGCGTCGCCATGCTCTACGTGTGTTGCTTCGCGCTGAAGGCAGTTTTGGCACAGATTGAGCGCACGCTTCTCCTGACGCCACGATCTAAGCGCCTGCCAGAGCGCACCCACAAGAAGGCGGTGATGCCCCGTTCCCCGAACGTATACGGGAGTGAACTGGGTAAGAACATCGGCTGAAGCCTCAAGGCTGACGTGGTAGCCCGTGTTGTAACGCTTGACTTCCAAGTGATTTAGCTTCATATGCCTACCTCCGCTGGAGCCGACGCCCCAGCCGTGTCCCGCCTGCGTTGTGCCGCCCGCGTCGAACGATGCCGCGCCAAAATGCCAGCCGCTCCTTCCGCCTCAGCACTTCGCGTACCACCCCCCATCAAACACGCTCACCCCGACCTGCCCGAGCTGCTGCGCCAGGGCCAGGGCGTCAGCCGTGCGGGACTCGCGCCAGCCGAGGTGTGCGGCGAGGAGACGGGTGGTGACGGGGCCGCGCTGCCCAGCCCGCCAGCGCGTTTCGGCGTAGGCGGCAAGGTGCCGGGTCAGCTCATCAGCGTCCCGGTGGGCGGCGGTGCGGGTGATGTGCGCCTCAAAGCCTGTCATTTGGGCGTGATGCGGCGGCACTGGACCGTCGCCACGGTGCCGTCTTTGTTCCACTTAAGGCGGTACTCGCTGCGGGGCAGAACGCGGGTACTCACGTAGGAGCGGTCCTGCCTGTCCTGCTGACCGCGCCACCGTTCGAGGGCATCTGTCGCCGCTGCGCGGGCCGCATCGTGGGCCGCTTTTGCAGCGGGCAGGTCCGGGGTGGGGACAGCCTCAACATCACGCCATTGCTCGGGCATATGGGCCTCTCAATTTGAGGGAATGTGGGGGTGGGGCAAACGAAAAACCCCCGCGCTGAGGCGGGGGTAGTAGGTGGCAGTTGCGGGACTCGAACCCACGTGTCACAGGGTGAAACTGTGCTGACCTCCACTGCCGGGGCTGGGTTTTACGGTCTCCCAGAAAACGTGCGGCCTGACACCGCCTGCTCGGTTATGCACCCGACTGTGCTGGCAGATGCTGTGAGAGTTGCACTCAACACGAGGTCGAGCTTAGCTAAATCATACGGGTCTCCGGCCCAGTTTTCAAGCACTACGCGCAATTTTGTTGCGGTGAGCTTCCCGCGCTGCACACGATGGGCCGCAGGTAGACGGTGAGGGCGGTGAGCATTGCGCGGGTGCCCGCCGTGACTTCGCTTCGCAGCTTGTACCGCTCCCGGCACAGGCGCACCGGGGCTGCGCTGCCCCCATCCCTCAGCCACGCCCGCGCCTCCTGCCACAGCGCCTCGTCCACGTCGCGCACGTCCAGTGTCCAGACCTCGGGGGCGTAGGTCGCCTCAAAGCCGCCGACGAACGCCGCGCCGGGCACCTCCACGCGGTAGGTCCAGGGGCAGCCACGCGGGGGGCGGGGGGCGGTGTCCATCTGCGCGAGCAGGCGCTCAAGCTGCGTGGCGCGGTTGGCGAGGGCGTCCAGGCGGGCGTGGGCGCGGGCTTCGAGGTCGCGCTGCTGTCGCTTCTGGGCGTAGGCCAGCTCCTCCTCCGCTTCCCGCTGGGCTGAGCGCACGGTGTCCAGATGCGCCGCCGTCTCTGCGGTCCCGCTGCCCGGCGTGGGCGGCGTGCGGTAGGGGGCGGGCTGGGCGGCGGTGAGCAGGGGCATCCGCGTGTCCTGCTGCATGGCGCGGGTCAGGGCGGCGAGGCGGTGGAGGGCAAGCTGCTGATGGTGGTCGTCGGCGTTGCGGACGCGGATGGTCAGGGGTTCAGGCATTCAGCCTCCAAAAATCAGGGCCAGCAGCAGCGCCAGCCCCATGAGCAGGGTCCAGAGCCGCGCCGCCGTCTCCCGCGCTCGCCAGTCGGGGAAGCGGAACAGGAGGCGCAGCGCGTCGGGCACGAACAGGAACCACCAGACGGTCAGCAGGAACCAGGGCATCGCGGGGTTCGCGGGTGTGAGGGCGTAGGCGTCCGGCTCCGGCATGGTGGCCTCCGGGGGGAAAAGAAAGCCGCCCCGGTGAGGGGCGGGGGCGGGTCAGAGTTTGGGCGGGGTCTGCCGTGCCAGCGGAATGCGCGGGTCGCCAGCGAGAAAAGTCTTCAGAAAGTGCAGGTTGGCAACAGGAATGACGGCGGTGCTCCCATCTACGCGGGTCATGATGACAAGCCCGTCCCGCGTCTCGATAGACTTCTTGCCCCAGCCCCAGACTTCCGTTGTGCCGCGTCCTTGGTCAATCGTCGTGGCTTCAAAGTAGAACAGTTCCTGCATCTTCATCTCCTCAAACTTGAGAACTACTCCCGCCCGGCGTTGCGGTTGGCGCCGAGGCTGTCGGCGTTACCTGCCGTGCGGCGGGAGAGGCCGCGCCGCTGGCGGGAGCAGGTCAGCGCGTCCTCGTATTTGTGCGGCGTGGGCTTAGGCGCGTTGGGCGGGCCACCCCGGTAGTGGTCCAACAGGTCTTGCCACTCGCGCTCGGTCAGCTTCCCGGCGTCGATGGCGTCCTGCACACGGTCAAAGCAAAGCCCCCGCGATTCCAACTCAGCGAGGGCGTGGGCACGGGCTTTTGCGGCATAGGTCATGTCATCCCCTTTGCCCGCCAAACGTCTTGTGAGGTGCCGTCTGTCGCTATTCCCGCATCAACCAGCGGGGCATGAATGACGGCGAGCATCTTGCGGGCACGCTCACGGCTGGCAAGATGCACGGCGGGCAGCACAGGCACGTCAGCTCCCATAAAGTCCGCAACAAGCTGGGCAGGGCTTTTGTTGGTCTCCCGGCTGGGGCCAACGGGCCTGCCAAACTGACTGCCGACAATGGCGAGGGCTTCGAGCATGGTGTAGAGCGTGGCGCGTTGCATGGGGCACTCCCCGCCCGCTTTCATCACGGCGCGGGCGTTGTAGAACTTGTGCAGCAATTCTTCTTGCCCCGGCGTGCGGTCAGGCACGGCCTCCCAGTAGGCGATGCGCTTTCCTACGTCGCACATGTCCCGTTCCCGCCTGTCTGCCCAGTCGAAGAGGGAGGGCGGGGCGGGCGTACCAGCAACCCCAGAGCGGGCAGGACTCATCTCCCCTCCGTAGGCAGCTCCTCAACCCGCGTCACCACGTCCAGCGGGCCGTACAGGTGCTCAAAAAATTTCCTCTTGAGCCGGAAAACGTCGGTGAGCACGCCTTTTGAGTCGATGACCCTGGGCTGCCCTTTCGCATAGGTGACGTGAAAGTCTGCGATATACGAAACGCCCGCCCCCAGGTCGAACACCGGCTGCGGCGTCCAGTCCAGCACCAACCCGCCGAGCTTCATCAGGTCGAGGTGCTCGGCCATGCGAGCCTCTAGCTTGCTGGCGTAGATGCGCCCGGCATATTCGGCGCGGACGTTGCCGTACTTGCTGCGCTTCGGCTCCTGCGGCACCTCCACCCCCGCCCGTGCCAGGGCCTCAGCGGAGACGCCGGAAGCGAATGAGCGGGGCATCAGCCGCCCGCCTTCCCGCTGCTGATAACCCACCCGCCGCCGTGCGGAGCATCAGCAGGCGGCTCTACGCCGTCAAGCACCCACGCTTCAAGCAACAGGCGGGCCTCAATAAAGTTTGCCAAGCCGCCGCGCCGATGGTGGTAGGCAACGTTTTTCCCGCTCGACAGGTGGATGACCCGCGCTCCCCCGCTGTGGTTCACACCTACGCCGCCGCGCTCAATGCGGGCCGATTCGCTCCGCACGTCATGGTCCGGCAAACGCCATTCTGGGATGTCCATTCTCTTCCTCCATGCAAAAGCCACCGCCCCGGCTCAGTGGCGCGGGGCGGGCGGGGGTGGGGGTTAGGGGTTGATGCGGGCCGCGTATTTCTTGGCGAACTCGCCCAGTATCGGATGCGGAGACATCTCGCGCTCAAGGCAGGCGACAATTTGGCCGATAACCCATAGGGCGGCGTCCCGCTCATTGCCGGGCTGGTCGAGGTCTTCACGGCCCACGTTGGTCTGTGCCGGTGCGATGCGGCTCAACTTGGCAGCGAGGCGGGCATGTGGAATCAACACGTCCACACGGTCAGCGGGACCGGCGAAACGTGCAAGCCAGAGCAAAGTGGCGTGCAGCCCGCCCGCCAGCGCAGCGTCCAGCTCAAGCAGCAGTTGATTCACCTCCGCCTGATTCGCCCGTGCCTCTTGTGCCCGCTCGGTTTGTGCCTTCACGTAGGCGGGCGAGGCGCGATACTTGCGGCGGGCGAGGTCTTGCCGGTCTTCCCAGGCGTCAATCAGGGCTTGGGCCTCATCGCCGGGCGCGGCGTGAATCTGCTCACCGTTGAAGTCGAACCACACGATTTCTTGCCGCTCATTTGCCATCTCTACGGCTTTCTTGGCAAGGTTGTAAATCGAATCACCGGGGCGGGCGGCCATCTCTACTTTTTCGGACATCTTCTCTTCCTCCATGCAAAACCCCGCCCCGGCTCAGTGGCGCGGGGCGGGCGGATTATTCGGGACGGGCGTCTTGCGCCCACTTGGGCACGCGGGGGTGGTCGGGCAGCAGGGTTTCCAAGTATGCGAGCGTTGCCATAGGTGCCAGCACTTCACTGCCATCTACACGAGTGATGTACAGCAATTGAGGACTGGCCTCAGCAGGCTCACGCGACCATCCCCTGAGCGCCGTTCCGTGACCACTCCCCGCTCTAAAGAGCGAGGCTTCTCAGGCGACGGCATGCGATACCCCGCTACCGTTGACGCCTGATGGCAAGGCCCTTGCCAGAATGTTTTTCGCCGCGTTGTGGTCGGCGTTCGCCGTATGGCCGCACTGCACACACCTGAAGGTCGCCTGATTCACACGGTTCTCCTTCCCCGTGTGTCCGCAGGCATGACACCGTTGCGACGTGTAGCGGGGGTCTACGGCGATGACTTGCCGCCCAGCACTTTCAGCCTTGGCAGCGAGTTGAAACAGGAATCCGGCCCAGCCTGCATCGAGGATGGAACGGGCGAGGTTGCTCTGGGCCATGTTGCCCACCTGAAGGTTTTCGTGTGCGATTACGTCGTGTTCATAGATGAGCCTCCGGGCGGTCTTGTGCTGGAAGTCGAGGCGCTGCCGCCTGACTTTGCGGTGGGTCTTGGCGACCTGCTGCACGGCCTTTCTGCGCCTGTTACCGCCTTTCTTGCGGCGAGCAACGGTGCGCTGCTGGACGCGCAGTTTCTTCAGGCTGTTTCCCAGGTGGCGGGGATTTTCGATGAACTCCCCATCTGACGTGACCGCAAACCACGTCGTCCCCAGGTCGAGGCCAACGCTGCTTCCGGTGGCAGGGAGCGGGTTTTTCGGGACTTCGCAGGCATAGACGGCGAACCATTGCCCGCAATCGTGGACGATTTGCAGGCTCTTAGGCTTCCCTTCCAGCGGGCGGTGCAGCTTAACTTTGACGTTCCCGATTTTCGGGATGCTGATGCGTCGCCCGTCGTCTACGGGTCTGCCGCAGGCCGTCCAGTCGCCCTTCTTGTTGTCCCAGCACTGCTTGAACTTGAACGAATCCCAGCGCTGGGCAGGCTTGAACCGGGGGAATCCGGCCCGCTTCGCGCCCTTCTTGATGCGGCTGAAAAACGCCTTGTACGCCTTGTCCAGTCGGTCGAACACGTCTTGTAGGACGTGGGAGTAGACCCCGGCGAACTCCGGGCATTCTGCCTTGAGTGCCGTAAGTTCACGCTGTTGGTCGTAGGCGCTGAGGGTTTTGCCGTGCTTCCGGTAGGCTTCACGGCGTTGCTCTAGGCCCGCGTTGTACAGCGTGCGGGTGAGGCGCAATGTCTCAAACATGGCGGCCTCTTGGGGCTTGGTGGGGTAAAGCCGATACCGAAAGGTACGGATGGTGGTATTGTTTTCCATGCTTGGCAGCCCTTAACTGCCTTGCCACGCTCCCGACTGTTGACGCAGTGCGGGGGCATTGCTGTTTCACTATAGCACGAAAAGCCTCGGCATTGCCGTTCCTGGCGGAACGGATGCCGCTAGACCCCGCACTGAAGTACGGGGCATGCGCGTCACTTTCCGTCAGCCGCCTTGAGTTCAAAAAAGTACAGACCTTCCATTTATTCCTCCAAACCACCCGCCCCAGCACAGGCCAGAGCGGGTGTCAGCTTCTGAAACTTCTAGACCCTTCGCTTTCGGCTTCGCGGGCGGCATCTTCCTTAAAGTCGGCGTAGCAGTCTGGGCAGAAAAGCGAACCATCTTCACCCTTGCGGCATTTGCCGCAAACCATATCTCCGCAGGCGTAGCAGGCTTCTGTGCCAACGATGGAATCACAGGTGCCGCAGGCCCGCCGTTCTCGCCATGCTGCGTGCTCCCGCTGCTCAGCCTCAATTTCCTCAGCGGTCATGCCACCAAAGATGCAGTCATGGCAATACCCGCTCGCCAAGCGGCGTGGGTAGGTGTTCTTGTGACAGCCAACGCAGGTGTATTCCAACTCAAGCTGTCCATCATACATCTCTTTTCCCATAGCGCCTCCAAAAAACAGGACGCCCCCCGGCATGGAGGCGTCCTCAAACTTGTGGGATTGGGCGGGCTTATGCCCTCAGCGTGACCATGACGGCCCGGTAGCCGCTGTCGCCCGCCGGTTCGAACACAGCGGGCGAGGTGCTGCCGCTGAAGCTCAGGCGCACGTCGCCGTCTATCGCGCCCAGGGCGTCGAGGACGTGCCGGGCGTTGAAGGCGAGGCTCATGGCCTGCTCGGTGCCGCCCTGGGTGACGCTCAGCGTGTCCTGGGCGCGTCCGTAGTCGCCTTCTGCCGTCAGGGTGAGCGCGCCGTCTTGAATCAGGAACTCCACGCGGTTATTGGCGTTCTTGTCGGCCAGCACCGCCACGCGGCCCACGGCTTCCTTGAGCGCGGCGGCGGGCAGCGTGGCGGTGAGTTTGATTTCCTTCGGAATGACGCGCTCGTAGTCGGGGAAGTCCCCGTCGAGCAACTTGAGGTTCATCCTCGCCCGGTCAGTGATGACGGTGAGCTGGCCTTCGCCGGGCAGCAGGCGCACCGTGCCGTCTTTGAGCAGCCTCAGCAACTCATCCACCGAGCGGGCCGGGATGATGAGCGGCGGGGCTTCGGGCGCGTCACTGCGGACATCGCACAGCGCCACCCGGTAACCGTCCGAGGCGGCGGCGCGGAGGGTGCCCGCATTCCGCTCCAATTTCAGGCCCCGGAACACCGCCTGGAACGCCTCATTGCTCGCCGCGTAGCGCACGCTGCCCAGGGCGCGGGCGAGGTCTGCCGCGCTGAGGCTCACGCCGGGGGCGTCGGGGAAGGTGAGGGGCGGGTAGCTGTCCCGGTCCCCCGTTTGCAGCTTGAAATCCGAGCCTGCCGAGCGCACCGTCAGTTCCGCGCCGCTCAGGGTTAGTTCGACCAGCTCGCCGCCGAGGTTGCGGACAACCTGCGCGAACAGGTGCGCGGGCACGGTGAAGTCCTCTGGGGCCTTGACCTCGGCGGGCACGGTGGCTTGGAGATCAATCTCCAGGCTCGTGCCGCTCAGGGTCAGGCCGCTGTCGGTGGCGGCCACATGGAGCGCGGTGAGCAGCGGGTTGGAGCTGCGGGTGGGGATGACGCGCTCCAGGAGGCTCAGGGCGTCAGTGAGGGCTTTTTTGGTGACGGTGATGTTCATTTCGGCTCCTTTTGCTGCCACTCGATGACGGGAAAGCCCTGCTCGGTGAACAGGCGGGCGCAGGACTGGCGGACGGTGGCGGGGTTGGTCAGTTCGACTTCAAACCAGTCCGGCTCGCTGCCCTCGGCCACCACTTCGCCGTCCAACTCAATACGCCAGCCGCCCCAGCGGGAGCGGAAATAGAACTTCTGCCCGTCCGCCGTCTCGCCTTCTACCTGCGTGGGACCAAAAGGGGTCGTGACCCGCACCCAGCTCAGCGGGCGAATGGGGCGCAGTTCGATGACGTGGGAAGCAATCCGGGCCGTCAGGCGGGCGTAGGCCAGCACGTCGCCTTCATAGGCGGCTTTCAGCTCATCCAGCCACTCGTCTTTGTTGGCAATCACGGTTTCTCCCTGCGGGGCTGAATGCGGCGGGCGTGGATGGCGTGGTCCAGGTAGGCCGTCACGCCGCGCATGTGGGCGAACACCTCAGCGGGCGCACCGATGGCAACGAGGTAGGTGATGAGGTCGGCGGCTTCGGCGGCGGTCTCCTTGAGGCGCATGAGGGGGTCAGCTTCCCAGTGGTCTATCGGATGTCCGTACGCTTCCCGGCCCTTCCGGTGCTGCCGGTTCATCTGGCGCAGGACTTCCGGGCGGTCCTGCACCTCGGCACGGGCGCGGCGCTCCATCGGGGAGGGATTAGGCTTCATCGGCTTCCCTCCAACGCTCAAGGTTGACCTCAGTTTTCTCCCAGTAGGCGCGGGCGAGGTCGTCAGGGGTGAAGCCGTAGCGGGCGATGATGGCACAGAGAAGCGAGCCTGTCCGCACCAAGTGGTCTGTGGCAGACAGGGCGAGCAAAAGCTCAGGTAAAGGGGTGTCAACCTCGGGGTTTTCAAGCTCAAACTGCCCATAGTGCGCGTGCGATTCAGGCCAGGGCTTGCCGCAATGCAGCGTTTCTAGCAGGGTGAAGTGCATTACATCGGCGGCCTCCGCAAGTACCTCTGTGGGGTCCACTGTCTTTGCGGCGCCCGACTTGCTCCACCACACCCAATCGGGCTTTGCCGCCTGTGTCAGCTCGCCAACTTCTGCCAACTTCGCCACTCTGATTCGCGCCGGTTGCGGTTCGGGCATCCTGCCGAGGCGCTGAATCTCCGCCTGCCGCTTGAGCATGTCGCCGTAGTTGAGTGAGTAGATCATTGTCCTTTTCTCCTTTGCGCGGCCTCTGCCACGCTCTGCGGCTCATAGCGGTAGCCCCAGCGCCCCTTGCTCGGCACGGTGCAGCGTTCTATGTCGGATGCCCATGCAAAGCCGCGTTGCAGGGCGGCGCGGAGGGTGACGGGCCGGACGCCAATCAACCTTGCCGCCTGCTCGGTGTCCGGCCACTCATCCCGCCGCCTGAACAGTTCCGCGAAATAAGCGCGGATGGTATCGGCTTCCTGGTGCGTGACCTGGAGGACACAAGCGGCATACTTGTGCGGCTCGATGCCCAGCACGGTGCGTACATGGGCGACAAAGGAGCTGGCTGTCAACTCGCGCACTTCCTGGCACAGTTCGATCATCAGCACGCCGGGGGCATCCCAGCGGCTCAGCGCCTGCTTTTTGTAGAAGTACTGCATCTGCCCGTCGGTCATGCCGAGATGGGCGGCGACATATGCACGGGCGTAGCCCCTCGACCTAAGCCCGCTGACGCGACGCAAGACATTGCTGGGGTCTCCCTTGCCGCCCAGGTGGGGCTTTCGGGCGTGGGCGGTCATGGTGACTCCGTGAGGGGCTGAGGGGCGCTTACCCGCTGCGCCCACGTCGGGTGGTCAAACGTTTCCAAGTCGCCGCGCAGCTCCAGCTCCCACAGGCAGGTGTTGACCTCCGCAACGTCAATGCCCAGCCGCTCGGCGTAATAGACAGCGGATTTGAACGGGTGCTGAATGACCATGCGGCGCAGGGAGACAAGGCGTTGCTCCCGTGTGGCGACGGCGTATTTCTTGTTTGGGAGCTTGTCGGCGGGCCGGGTGGCCTCCACAAAATCGCGCAGGGCGGCGATCAGCGCGGGGTCCTGCTCTCCCTGCGCCTCCAGCACCATGACGGCGCGTTCACAGGCGGCGTGGCGGGCGGCGTAGTTCCGGTGTTCGGGGCTGGCCTTTGGCATCATCTCTCCCCCAGCTCCCGTGTCACGAACTCGGCGTAGGCGCGGCGCTCGTGCGGCTCGGCCACCGGGTCGAGCAGGCAGGTGCAGGCGGGCGCGTCCGGGCGGCGCTCGAAGTCCACCGGGTTGGGGGCGTCGGGGGCGTAGCGCAGGCAGCGGCCCCGGCTGGGGCAGGCGGTGTCGGCGCAGGGGGCGATGTGGAGGCGCATGGGGGTCATTTGGTGGCCTCCGCAAGTAGGTGCTTGAGATAGGTCACGCCTTCTGCCCGGCCCTCTTGGTGCCAGCAGGCCGGGCGCCCCAGGGCCGCACTCACCACATGGTCGTAGTACCAGTAGCGGCACAGGCCGAGGGAGTCAAGTTTGTCCAGCAGCGGGTCTACTTCTCTGCGCCACGCGGCTTCCTCAGGGGTTTCGGTGTAGGGCGGGACAACCATAGGCTGCCGGGAGTAGGAGCACTGGCAGCCCACCGGGGTAAGCGGTCGGGAATCGGTCATGAGGCTTTCTCTCCTTTGGCATAGGCCAGCGCCCCAGCGGGAGGGCCGGGGCGCGGTGGGGCTGGGTTCAGTCGCCGTCTTTTTCGGCTTGCCGGGTGGCTTCGGCGGCGGTACTCACGGCGCGGAACGAGTTGCGCCAGAAGGCCGCGTCGTTCAGCAGGTCAGCGAGCGGGCGGGCGTGGATGCTGTCGGTGCTGTCGCCAGGGCGGGCGGTATGGCATCGCCCACACAAGGGTGTGAGGTAGTCGTGCGTGCGGTAGCGTTCGTTGGCTTCTAAGCGCAAGTGATGCAACTCAATGTCCGGGCCGGAGTAGCCGCAACTTGAGCACGGCTGGCGCTTGAGCACGGCTCGGTAGTCCCTTCGGTCATCTATCGCCCGCACCAGCGCGTCGAGGGGATTCTCGCCCGTGTTGGCGGCGCGGACCATCGCCCGCTGCACCGTCTCGCCTGCTGCCACGAACGCGGTCACGGCGACTTCGACCTGTTCTTGCCGGGTCAGGTTGTCAGCTTCTGACATTTCCGAGGTGACCAGGGCGAGCGCGTCCGCCGTTTCGCGGTTGAGGCGGATGGTCGTCGTCTCACTGCGAGCGGCAGGCGCGGCGCGAATCTCCTCCGGGCTTTCCCCGGCGAGCAGACGTTTGCCGCGCTCAGCCAACTCCCCGAAGTGCAGGTGCTCGTCGTCGAGGCCATGCGCGGCGGCGGCCCCGGCGTCGAGGTAGCTGTAGAGGCGGGCCTGATACTCGCCCTGGCAGAACCAGAGGATGAACTGCCGCGCCGTGCCTTTCGGGTAGAGCAGCCCCCAGTCCTTTTTCAGCTTGTGGAGGTCGCGGGCAAACACCTTGCGCTGCGTGGTCAGGGTGGCGTCTTGCAGGCTCAGGCGGTCCCGGCGCTCCTCCAGCGAGAGGGACTGCGCGGGGGCAGGGTGCGTGATCTCGCTCATTCCCCCTCCCCCAGTCGCGTCAGCGTCCATGCCCCGGCCTGCCACGTCCCGCGCTCCGGGCACGCCGTCAGCCCGCCGAGCAGGGCGCGTTCCTCCTGATGGCTCAGGCGGCGGCGCAGGCTCGGCGGCAGACACAGGGCGAAGGCGCAGTGGAGGGTGCTGGGGTGGTCGAAGTGGAGGCGGATGGGGTCGGGGGCGGAGGGGTGGGCGAGGTGGTAGGCGGGGGTCATGAGACTCCTAGCAGGGCGGGCTGGGCGTGTGCCGCTTCGATACGCCGCTTGGCAACGTGGTAATACTTTTCGTCCAACTCAATCCCCACGAACTGACGCCCCAGCTTGAGGGCGGCGGCCCCTGTTGTCCCGCTCCCCATAAACGGGTCGAGGATTTTGTCACCCGGCAGGCTGTAGGAACTGACCAGCCACATAAGTAAATCCTCGGGTTTCTGGGTGGGGTGTTCGGTGCTGTTATTGGGATTGGCGCACTTGAGAACGGTGGTCGGGTGGCGCTCGCCTGTCGGATTTTCGGAGAGGATGTTTTGGGAGGCGCTGTAATGATTGGCGCTGCTACGAACCGGCTTCCCGTATGGCTCCCCCGCCGTCTTCTGCGGGTTGTACGTGCTGCCCTTGAACCGCCGCGCAAAAATCAGGATGTCCTCATGCGCCCGCAGCGGCCTGCGGTTGGCGTCCAGAAACCCGGTGGGCATGGTCTTTTCCCACACCAGCCGGTAACGGTAGTTTTTGCGGTTGCTCTGAATCAGGTCCACCGTGAACAGGTCGGCGGCAAAGCACACGATGACGGCGGTTTCTTTGGTGACGCGGTGAACCTCAGCCCACCATGCCGCCCAGTCAATCGGCGTCTGGTCGAAGTCAAGCGCGGTGGTGCCGTAGGGCGGGTCCACAATGACGGAATCAAAGTGACCGTCAGGAAAGCGCTTCATCACTTTTAAGCAATCCCCCAGAATCACTTCCCCCGTCATCCCCTCACCCCCAGCGGCTCCGAAATCAACTGCCAGCAGCACGTCCGGGCGCTGTGGGTGCCCGTGCCGCCCATCTCGCTCAGGCACCCGCTCAGCTCGGCGCGGGCGTCGGCGGTCAGGCCGTAGCGGGCAAAGCCGAGCAGGCGCTCCGGCAGCTCAGCGGGCGGGGCGATGAAGGGGCGGCCCACCTCGATGTTCCACTCCAGATGGTGCAGCACGTACAACCGGGGCGCAGCGGCCCCGGCGAATGCGGTGTTTTGCATGGTGTGTCCTTAAATTTGTGGGGTTTAGGCAGCCCGCGACTGGCGCTTTTGCATCCCCTTTGCGTAGGCGATGGCCCGGCTTTTGCAGTAGGCCAGCACCTCCGATGAGGGGGCTTTGGGGTTGAACTCGCGCCAAGCGTAGGGCGGCTTTTCCTTGAACTTTTCGAGATAGAGGTAGTAGGCCGCACCGGGCGACTTGCCCCGGTTCTGGCAGTAGCCCAGGAACTCGGCGTACCACCGTTTGCGCTCGTTCAGGTCATAGGCGTGTTGCTGCTGCCCCTCTGCCGTCAGTTCCTCCAACTCGCCCGGAATGAATGAGGCGTGGTCCGGGGCCTGCTCAAAGTGATGCTCATGGCCGCACTCGGGGCAGACGTGCGTCCCGATGAGAACGGCGCAACAAGCGTCTCCGGTGGGCAACAGCCCCTCGCAGGGGAACTGCTTTTTTTCATCTTTGGGCTTCTTGCGGCTCTTGCTGCCCTCGGATTTTTTGCCTTCCTTGCTGTGCAGCTCAGGGGGCACGAAGTCCTCCGCAGGACCGAACATGGCTAGCCCGCCCGCGTGGTCAAGGATGCGCCCAAACGTCTTGCCGGGGGCGCTTCTCAGCACGCGGCCCACCATCTGAACCCAGATACGCTCGGATTTGGTGGGGCGCATGTTGATGGCCGTCACCACGTCCGGCACGTCCAGCCCCTCAATGGCGATATTGACTGAGGTCATGCCCTGATACTCACCGTCCCTGAAGGCTTGCATCAGGCGGCGGCGCTCTGGCTTGGGCGTGTTGCCGTCAATGTGAATGCAGGAAAACCCCGCCGCGTTCATGCGGTCCCGCAGCGCCAGCGAGGTCTTGATGTCGGGCGGAAAGGCCAGGAAGCGGTCAGACGGGCAGATGCGGGCGAAATTCTCTACCGCGTCGCCCACGAGTTGCGGATTGGCTTCTGCCCAGGCGCTCAGCTCGGCGCTGCTGAAGTCGCCCGTCTTGATGCGCTGGAGCTTGGTGTACTCCGCCTGTGGGGGCACAAAGTACCGGGGCGTGACCAGAACGCCCTCATCGAGCAGCTCCCGCATGGTCACGGGCACCACGAGGCTCCGGTACGTCTTGCCCAGGCCCTGCCCGTCCCCGCGCATGGGGGTGGCGGACAGCCCCAGGACAAAGGCGTCCGGGTACTCCGCGAGCATCAGTTGAAAGCTGCGCGACTGGGTGCGGTGGGCCTCGTCAATCACGATGAAGTCCACCTTCTCAGGCGTCCATTTGCGGGATTCCCCAGTGGCATCCTTGCGGCGCCAAGCAAGGAAGCTCTGAATGGTGCCGACGAAAGCCCGGCCCAAGCGGTCTGCCGACTCTCCGGCCATGATGTAGCTGTGGGGAATGCCCACGCGGTCAAAGGCATCGGAGGCTTGGTCTGCCAGTTCCTCACGGTCCGTCAGCCACAGCATCGTCTTGCCTTTGGCGTGGCTGCGGCCAAGCATCTCCGAAGCGGTCAAGGTTTTGCCCGCCCCGGTGGGCATGGACAGCATGACCTGTTTCCGGCCCCGCTTGAACTCTGCCTGTACGCCGTTGATGGCCGCCTCCTGATAGGGGCGCAGGGTGAAGTCGGTCATGCATCCCGCCTTTTGGCTCTCCAGCCCTTGCCCCGGTACGCCCCGCACTGGTGGTGCACTGAGCAGATGACGGGCGCCTCCGGGTTGCCGTCAAGCCACCCGTGCGCCTTTCGACCCAGGGGGCATAAGCCCATGCCGTATTCGTCCGGCTCCCAGCGAACACAGGAGCCGCAACGTCCCGGCTCCCGCCCCAACTCCTCAGCCGTCGGCATCAGGCCACCCCCAGAACCATGTGAGGCATCTCGCCGTTCGACAAGCGGTCCAGGCGGTCCACTGTTCGTGTCAGGCGGCGTTGGAGGCGCAGGGGCACCCGCTCCCCGCGCAGGCGGGACAGAAGCAACTCGCGCTCAAAGTAGGACTTCTGACTCTCCAGCACCGAGGACACCCGCAGGAAGGCGGCGTCGGCACCCTCGGCCCGAGCGTCGGCAAAGAACTGAGCGAAGGTGCAGCGCAGGGCGCCGCCCGTCGTCAGGTAGCCCAGGGCGTCCAGTTCAGACAGCTTGCGGCGCAGGGTGTCGCGCCTCATGTGCAGTCGCCCCGCCAGGGCTTTCAGGTCCAGGCCGGGGTGCTGGGCCAGGACCAGGGCCACCCGCAAAAGTGCCCGCAGGGACGGTGTTTTCTTTATCCGCCCCCCGGCTTTAGCCATGCTCTTTATAGGGGGGGCGGATAACGTTCTGTCCCGCTTGATCTCGCGGGTCCGGGGCCTCAAAGGGCTTTTGGATGCCTCCTGTTGCTGGGCAAGAAAGGGGAGGGTCAGCGGGTCGGTGGGCAACAGAATCTGCACGCCCGACTGGGGGTCACTCGGGTTGACGCGGGAGGTGCGAAGGAAGCCCCGGTCACTCAGCATGTCCAGCCGCGCTCGGAGGTCGGAGGGGTGGCAGCCCAGCAGCGCGGCAAAGCCCTTGACGCCTCCGACCTGTACCGCCCATTCGCCTTTCGGCGTTTGCTTCAGGTGCCCTTCCGCTGCTGACTGGTAGGCCCAGCCCAAGAGGTCCACCACCGCTTGCAAGGCCCGGTGGTGCATCTGGGCGCCGAGGATGTTTGCGGCCCGTTCCAGAACCGATGCACTGTGAACCTCCCAGGCCGCTTGAACCTGCTCGGGGGTCCATTCGGGCGAGGTGGTGTCCTGCGGGGCCGGGGTGTCCATGCCCAACTCATGCCGGGCGGCACTCAGGGCGCGGGTGAAGTCCCCGTCATGTTCGAGCAAGGTGAAGAGGTCAAAGGCGTCATGCCCCTTCTTGTCTGCCCAGAAGTCCGAGGCGTGGTAGCTGACCGCCCGGCTCTTGCTCCCGTCCTGATAAATCTCGATGCCCGCCAGCTTGGTTTTGCTGTTCGGGCTGAGGTAGCGGTTGCCGCGCCGCTTGTACCCGCTGCGCTCCAAGACCTCCTGAACCGTGTAGCGGGCGTTGTACGCCTCAATGACGCTCGGCCCGGTGTACTCCCGCCGCTCTCCCTTCGGAGCGGGCGTCACGGGCTTGTCCGTGCGCTCAGCGAGGTGTTCATAAAGGGCGTACAGCCACGCGGGGGTCTGCGGAAGGTCACTGCGGCTTCGGGGGGCGCCTTTGGTCCAGCGGTACTCGTAGCCGTTCGGGTGCAAACTGCCCGGCGCCACGTCCTGAAACCCATCCCCGCCGCGAATCTCATAGGCCGTTTCGTCGTTCACGTTCAGGAAGCGGCGGGACTGAATGGGGTCGTCCTCCCCCGCCAGGAACCACAGGCGGTAGCCCGCCCCCTGAATGACGTGTGGATGCTGCTCAAGAATGTCGTCCAGACTCAGCCCGGCTTCTTGGAAGGCAGCGCGGGCCAAGTCCATGTCGTCAATGTCTAGGCTGTTGATGCCGGAGGCCCCCAGGTGAACCCCGATGTTGTGGGCCTGGGCGTACCACTGCGAGACCTGCTCGGTGGTGGTGAGCAGGTTCTCGCGCTTGTTCCAGCCCCGGCCAAAAACGGGGTTTTTCTCGCCGTACTTGACGGGCGTGATGGCGAAAGCAAGGTTGCCGACGTAGTAATTGGCCCGCCGCAGCATCAGGGCGGCATCGTATGCATGGTTCATTTTTTCCCCTGTGCCTTGACGAAGGCAAGCGCCTCGTCGTACTCCAGTTCTTTTGCAGTGAGCAGTCCGGCCATCAGGAAGGTCTGCCCCTTGTGAAAGCCGAATTGGACGCCCCAGACATGCCCGCACTCGCCCCAGACGGGCAGCGTGTACAGGTCGCCCCGTCCACCCCAGCCCGCCGCGCCCTGGTCATGGCCAGGGGCGTTGAAGGGGTGCGGAAGGACGTGGTTGTAGTCGTACCCGCAAGCGGGGCAAACGAGCTTGCTCTCCCAGATGTCGTCGGCTTGAAAAAAAGGTGCTATCTTTGTTCCAGACATAGAAACCTCAGCGCCGCCTCGTCTGAACACGAGGCGGCGCTTCTTTTGAATGAAGTTGTGGTCAGGCGGCGTTCTTGTCGGCCTCTGCCTTGCACCGGGTGTGCAGGTCTTTGCCCTGCTGCTCGGTCAGGTCGGCCAACGTCACCAGCTCAGGCAGCTTCAGGACGCGCCGTGCAATGTCGAGGATGCTGCGGCCCTCAAACTTGGTTGCCGCCAGCAGGCCCGCGCAGGCGGTTTCCAGCCTCGAGGCCCGCTCCTCACCGATGCCCTGGAGGGTCGGCGGCTCCTGATGGCTCTGTGCCCGTTGCTGGGGCTGCCGCCGCTGGGCGGGCACCTCGTAGTCGGGGATGCTCTGGCGGTCTCCCCGGAACACGGCGAGGGTGACGTACTGAAAGCCGCCGTCCTCGCCTTCCTTCAGGTGTTCCGGGTCGCTGCTCTTGGCCCCCCGGCTGTACTTGATGACGGCGGGCATGCTCTTTCTCGGGTTGGCTTCCAGGTCGCGGCGCTTGTAGGACTTGCCCCCATGTAGCACCACGTCCTCACCCTCCGGCGTCGTCCACTTCCGCGCCCCGATAAGCGCCCAATCGAAGGTGTCTGCCATGCTGTAGGGCAGTTGGTAGCCACCAGCGGGAATCTCGCCGCTGACAAACCCTTTGGCGCCCCATTCGCGCATCTTGCTGAGACTGTCAGCGTAGTCGGTGCACTCCACGCTGATTCGCTGCCCGAGCGGGCCGGTCAGGTGCAACTGGTTCATGCCACCCTCCTCTTGCCGAAAATGTCATCCGCTTCGCGCTCCACGTCCTTCCAGATGGCCCGCCACTGCTCCAGCGTGAGGCGCCTGTTCAGTTCCTCGCGGATAACCAGCGCCGCCACCGGGTTGTCCCGGTCCAGTTCCCTCAGCACGTCACTGAGGCTTGGTGTATCTTCCATACGCACCTTCCTTTCCCCTGGCTTTCCCCCAGGGGCTTTCTTTTGCCCTCTTGCGCGGGCCGCGCTGTCGTTGCCCCCTCTGCCCTTGCTCGGGCGTCGGCGGCGTATGGGGCGGGGGGTTCGCCTCCCCCACCCGGTAGCTTTTCGTCCGCCAGGACTGAAACCCCCGCGTATGCCTGTCCTGGCTCAGCGGGGATGGGAAGGCCCGCGCTGAGGCGGGCGGTGGGGCTTACTTGAACGTCTCGCCCGCTTCGATGGCGGCGGCGAGGCTGGGGTAGGCGAAAGTCAGCTTGCCGTCCTTAAGCTGACGGTCTGCTGCTGCCCCACTCTGCGAGATGATTACGCCGCGATTACGTGGATTGAGTACGACAGCCCTTAATTCCGTATCGCGGTCATGGTCTTGCCCAATCGCAACCAAACGTCCGTCGCTCATCCGCCAAATCTCTCCGCAGTCCGGCTCCCGCTTCTCCTCTTTCGCCTCAGCCTGCTCAGGCGCGAGCACGTAGCGGTGGCCGTTCAGGGTGACTTCGGGGGCAGGCTCGGGCGCGGCGGCAACTGCGGGCGTGGCTTCCGGCTCAAGCGAGGTCCACTGGCCGTAGTCTTTGCCGCCATCATCAAAGCGCACAAGAACGCACTCGCCAGTGATTCCGTAGCTCCCCACAACGGCGCCGCTCTTGCCGCTGTAATAGGAATACCAAGCGTCGCCAGCTACTTTCCGCAGCGTCACCCGCGTTCCAACTGCGGGCTTTTCGGTAAACTTCTCCATAGCTCTCCCTTTCGCCCCCGTCCCAGCGGGGGCTTTTGCTGTAGCTCACCTGCCGGGGTTGAACCGGCGCGGGCCTGAATACCCGGTGGCATGTCTGGGGGGATGGGAACCTTCTTAAACTTGAGGGCGTATCGGGCGCTGAAGGTTTCCGACTTCCAGCGCCCGGCCCGTGCGGTCCTCACCGCGCAGAGGCTCTTTCGTGTGTGACCCGGTGATGAGCTACCCGGGGCAGTAGCGCGAGGCTGTCACCCTCAAGCGCGTCATGTCTGCTGTGCCTGTCCAATCCGGTCACGCTCTGCGGGTGAGTCGCCCCTAAAGGTCTTACGGGGCGCGGGTCGCACCGTTGGTATAAGTGCCCGCTCCTGGTGCCGGATTGGTCTTGCTGTGGGTTGTCATCAGGCGCAGCAGCCAAACATCACTGCCATGTGGAGCGAGGCGGGATAACGGCGCACCTCGTCACGCCGGGGGGAGATTCAGGCCAGCAGGCGGGCAATCCAGAACGGGCTGAAGATCAGGACGAGCAGCAGCAGCCCGGTCAGAAACTCCTCAAGGCGCTCGCGCTTACTCATGGCGGCTCCCGGTGGCGTCAATCAGTCGGATGCGCTCGGCTTCGAGCAGGCGGTAGGCGACGCGCTCGGCCTCCCCGCTGTCGGCGTGGCACTTGCGGGCCGCGCTGTCGCGCTCCTCATAGGCGCGGCGGATGGGGTCTTGGCTCTGAAAGCCGTGCCGGGCGAGCAGGGCGCGGGCGGTGGTGGTGGGGAAGCTCACAGCGCCGCCGCCTTGCCTGCCCGGTAGCGCAGGGGCCGGGCGCCGGTCACGGGGTTGCGGGCGGGCAGCGCCGACTTCTGCGCCGACGCCAGCGCAGCGCGGGCCGAGGTCAGGCCGGGAACGTGGTACTCCAGCGCGTCAGCGGCTTCGAGAAGTGCCTTGAGCTGCTCGGTGGTCAGTTTCAGTTCGACGGCCATGCGGCACGCTCCTGTTCAGCGAGGCGGGCGAGGATGCGCTCGATGAGCGCGGCGACCTGTTGAGCGCGGGTAAGGCCGGGTCTGCTAGAGTGGGAGTGAGTCATCTGGACTTCCTTTCCCCGGCCCTTCACTGCCGGGGGCTTTTTTTGGCTTCCGAGCGCGGCGCTTATCCGGCCTTGTTTCTCGCCTGTTCATCGGAGAATGCAGCATCCTCCAACTCACCGGGAAAAAAAGAGAATGCCTGCTCCATCTCGTGCAGTCGCACGCGGGAGGGCACGATTAACCCCTTTTCAATCCGGCTAATATAGGAACTGCCATTTTGCAGCCCCAGGCGGTCTCCAAATGCCTTCTGGGACAAGCGCAGGTCATAGCGCTTTGCCTTAATGAGTTCTGCTAGTTGCCCCATAGGTAGAAGCATACTCCAACCTCCAACCAATAGCAACATGTTGCATAGGGTCTTGCACGGTGTTGCAACCTTTTGCAAATATCCCCCGTAAAGGGGGGCATGATGACGATGTTGAAGACTTGCCCCCCGCAGGGGGTACCGCCAGTGACCGACTTTCCAGACATGCTTTCTGCCGCTGCCGCTGGGGTACTTCTCCGCGAACGCCGTGAAGACCTGGGAATCACGCAGGAGCAACTTGCTGAAGCCATCGGGACCGACAAGTCCTATATCAGCAAGTTGGAGGGCGGGGTCTACAATGTGGGCCGCAGCAAATATTTCCCGGCGGTGGCACGCACGCTCCGCCTGTCGGAAGCTGACATTCGGGCCATCAACCCCAGCGCTGTCTTCGATGCTCCAGCCCGCTCCACCCGCCCCCTCTCTGCCGCCGCCCAGGGCTACCGCATTCCGAAGGCCCCTCGCCCGATTCCCGAGGCGCTGCGGGAAGCGGCAGAGATTTACGGCGACCTGCCCGCCTTTGCTGGCCTGAGAGAGCGGCGCTGGCAGGAGTTCATGACCAATGTCAGCCGCCACCGCACGCCGAGCAACCCCGATGAATGGATGCAGGAGTTCGCCGCGTTGAAAAAGATGGGCTATGACCCCCAGGACAGTGACGAGTGAGTCTGGACCCCGACGTGTACAACCTTCTGCGCTATCAGCAGGCCCGGCACGCCGAGGCCGAGTACGCCGATGACATGGAGGAGCTGGCCGCGCATTTTGGCTGCGTGGTCATACCCGCCGACGCTTCCCGGCTTGTCGGCGGCGAGATTCACATTCAGCGGGGTCTTAAATTCGAGGCCCGCCGCTCCGCTCTGGCGCATGAACTCAGCCACAAGCTGACGCAGGAGCGGGATTTTGACGGCGCCCCGAGCTATGAGGAGGTCATCTTGCACCGGCACAGCAGCGTGCCCGACATGCCCGCCCACCTTGAGCGGTTGGCCGAACACGGGCAAGACCTGCTGACCATGCCGGACCACATCGTGCAGACGGTGCTCAATCTCTGCGGCACCGAGGCGCGGGCCGTCTGGGTGCTGCATCAGCAGCAGCGCGTCTATCTGCACGAGGCCCTGCGGCGCATCGTGCATTTCAACGAGTCAGCGCGTATCGCTGGCTTTATCGCCGTGCGCGGCACGATTCACCATGCCTACAGCTACGGCTACTACCTGCCCGCCTGGGTGGGGGACCGGGCGCCGACGCGAGGGGAGGGCTTGACGCTGTTTTCTGTGCCGGGGCGTCCCTTGGTGACGGTGGGCTTGGTGGCGGTGGGCGACTGGGAGGCGGCGTGACCGTCCGCGCGTACATCAGAGTTTCTGGGCGGCATCAGGTGGACGGCTTTTCGCTGGGCGCACAGCAGGCCAAATGTCAGGCGTGGGCGACCTATCAGGGGCTGGGCGACGTGGTGGTCTACGAAGACGCGGGCCTCAGCGGGCGCGGCGACAACCGCCCCGGCCTCCAAGCGCTGCTGCTTGACCTCGTGCCGGGCGACGTGGTGGTCATCCTCTCGATTACGCGACTGGCACGCGGCGGGGCCGTGCAACTCCTGACGCTGGTCAACAGCATCCGCGAAAAAGGCGCCCGGCTGGTGTTTCTGAGCGAGAACATCGACACCGACAACTACACCGGACGCCTGATGCTCACGACATTTGCGGGCTTTGCCGAGATGGAGGTGGAACAGACCCGTGACCGGGCCATGATGGGCAAGACGCAGGCGGCGCAGCAGGGCCTGTACCCGCACAACCCCCACAACCTGCGGATGGGCTGGGCGACTGACGAGGAGGGCCGAATCGTCGAGGATGAGCACGCCGAGACGGTGCGGCGCATCATTCGCCAGGGCCGGGCCTCCTACCGTCAAACGGCGGACCTGCTCAACCGCGAAGGCGTCCCGACCCGCAACGGCCTGATTGGGCGCTGGGATGTCTACCAAGTGCAGCGCATCGTGACCCACGCCGGATACTGGACCGGCGAGGTGATTTTCCGGGAGAGTTCCGGGGGGGAGCAGATCGTCATTCCGGCCCCGCCGCTGGTGTCGCGGGAGGAGTGGGAGGCCGCGCAACGCCCCCGTTCGGCCAACTCCGTTTTTCGGCGGCCCGACCTCTACCCGCTGACGGGCCACCTATCCTGCGCCTGCGGGCATGGCCTCGCCGGGCAGCGCAAGGACTCCCAGCGGGGCCGGAAGCGGTTTTACGAGTACTACTTTTGCTCTCCCCTGCGGCGCGGCACGGCCACCTGCCCGGCGTGGCAGAAGCGCTCCCCCTGCTTTCCCGTCGCCCCCCTCCACCAACACGCCAGACATGTCCTGGCCGAAGCTGTGGCAAACCCCACCGACCCTCTCAAGCTCGCGCTGGCGTGGCAGGGGGAGTTGCCGCCTGACCCGCACGCGAAAGAGCGGGCAGACATCGCGCAGCGCCTCGACGCCCTGCTGGACCTCTATCTGGACAACATGGTGGACAGGGCCATCTACGCCCAGCGCCGCCAGACCTTTGAGCGCCGCCTGGAGGAGCTGGCTCCCCCGGCCCCGGTTGCCCCGGTGGCCATGCCCGCCCGCCCTGACCTCGCGGCAGCCATCCTCGCGTCCACGAATGAGGAGTTTGCGGCCCTGCTCGATTTGCTGGAGGTCCGCTTTGTTCAGTGCGAACGGGACCGTGTGGAACTGCAAAGCTATACGCCCCTGGGGTGATGGTGTACGTCGCGCAGCATCTCAGGTGGCGATTGCCCTGCACACCCGCCGGGGCGAGGAGGTCGTGTGCGCCGAGGGCAGCCACATCTACGAGTGGGAACTGGGCATGATGGCGGCTTTCAGCGGCGTGGTGCCGCGCTTCGTGCCCGCGCCGCTGGGCGTACCGAGTCCTGAAGACGTGCGGCTGGCGATTCGGCGCAGCGTCCACCAGTCTCCCACCGGCCTGATCAGCCTGGAAAACACCCACAACAAGGCCGGGGGCACCGTCATTCCCCTCGAAGTCATCCGGCAGATTCGGGCGGTGGCCGAGGCCGAGGGGCTGCCGCTGCACCTCGACGGGGCACGGGTGTTCAACGCGGCGGTCAAACTCGGCGTGGACGTGCGCGAAATCACGCGGCACTTCGACACCGTGAGCATCTGCCTGAGCAAGGGGCTGGGTGCTCCGGTGGGCAGCGTGCTGCTCGGCTCGGCGCAGGCGATGAAACAGGCCCACCGGTACCGCAAGATGCTGGGCGGCGGCATGCGGCAGGCCGGAATCCTGGCGGCGGCGGCGCGGGTGGCCGTGCGCGAAGGCCCGGCGCGGCTGCAAGGTGACCACCTGCGGACCCGGCGGCTGGCCCGCGCCCTGGTCGAGGCGGGCTACGACGTGGACCTCGCCGCCGTACAGACCAACATCATCTATGCCCGGCTTCCCGAGGCCGAACGCCGCGCCGCCGCCTGGGCCGAAGCAGGCGTGCTTGCCAGTGCGCTGGGGCACGACTCGGTGCGCTTCGTGCTGCACCATCAGGTGGACGACGAGGCGCTGGACCGGGCCATTGCCGTGCTGACCGCCTGAATATGGCCCGGCGCCTGCCCCCCTCCGACTGGCCGCCGCCCCCGCGCGAGGCGCCGCGCTGCGCCCTGTGTGGGCGCGAAACGCCGGTGCTGACCGAGCACCACCTGATTCCCAGATCGCAGGGTCGGCGGCGCGGCGTGCCCATCCACGAGCTTCCGACGGCGGCGCTGTGCCCGGCCTGTCACAAGTTCCTGCACCGGACTTTTACCAACGCCGAACTGGCGGGCGAGTACGCCAGTCTGGGCGCCCTGCTGGAAAACGCGGACGTGCAGCGGTTTCTGAACTGGCTGCGCAAACAGCCCGCGACGAAGGGGGTGCGGGTGCGCTAAAGCATCTGCTCACGGTTCAGCAGAGGGAAGAATTCAGGGAGGGTGCGGGGAGTTGGGAGGAACGCCCGGCCCGAATCGCGCCTGTCGTGGACAGAACGCCTTTACCGGGCATGGTGCTGGTCAGCCTTTTCCTGGTCAGCCGGAATTCTCATCAATGGTTCGTGCAGTTTTAGGCGGC